TCATTTTGCTCCATATTTATCTTCAAACTCACTGAGCAGCTTCTGAAATTCTTGAGGAATATAGTTCATCGCTTTTTGGCGCATATCCTCTGGAATACCGTAGAGCGCTTCGGCAATTCCCCCAGTGATGCAACCAATCGTGTCGCTATCCCCGCCAATGCTCACCGCATTGCGGACGGCATCTTCAAAGTTATCTGCTTTGAGCGCGCAAATGATGGCTTGCGGCACACTGTCTTGGCAAATTCCGCCATTGCCTTGTCCATCGATGCCACGCCAAGAATAACGCTGCTGCAGTTCCTCAACCTCCATCGTCAAGTCATAACCGAATTGTTGTGTGATGCGTTTTTCGATGTCCGATGCCGAAGTCCCTTGTCGCGCCCACAAAATCGCCATAGCGGTTGCTTGTGCTCCTTTCACACCTTCAGGATGGTTGTGGGTGCAATCGGCAGATTTCTTAGCCCACATCATCACTTCTTCTTCCGAATCAAAAGCCCAACCTACAGGTGCAACGCGCATGGCACTACCATTACCACAACTATTATAAGGCAACGCTGCTCCACCTCTAGCTTTCTCAATGACCCATTGTTGGAACATCCCTCCATAACTCCCCATCGGGCATGGATAGTTCATGGCGTATGCACAATAGAATTCTGCAGCATCTCCTCCACGCAAGATCCATTCTGCGGTGGCAAAAGTGAGAATACTATCATCGGTACACTCCATTCGGGTTTGAAAAAAAGGAAAGTCTTTAGTGCGGATATTATCGAACTCATAAATGCTTCCAACAATATCACCAATAATTGCGCCTAACATATCTATCGCGAATTAGGATTAAACAAAAGAGAACCGCATTTTATGATCAATATCATTCGTATGAGGTCAGTGGCAGTAGCTTACGATGAAACAAAGATACGCAAAATAATGGAGAAACAGAACGTGATACAAAACAACTTTAATAAGACGATAGAGAAAAGCCGTTGGCACTCTTTGTCAATATATCATTTTCTGTTATCTTTGCATGACGAAGACAAGGATACTACCCCACTCAATTCTATAAGTATCTCATAACTAATATATAAAGAACTAGACAAACAAACCAAAGATGGTTTATAGCCGAAAAAGTGAAGAAAAACCTCACTTTTGAGGGTAAAAAGTGTAACAATAGTGTTACACAACCAACAACAACCAAATAAACCCGAAACAATGGCAACCTTTAAAGCCCTAGTCCTATCTCATCAAAAGAGAAAGGACGGCACGTATAACGTCAAGATCCGTGTCACGCACAATCGCAGGCACAAGTACCTACCCACACCGCTATATGCAGGTAAGGACGACTTGAAAAAGTCGCTGAAGATTAAAAACCACCTAATCTTAGATGCAACCGAAGCAATAATAAAAGATTATCGCACCAAGTGTAGTGCGATGGGAGTTGCAGTCGCTCAATACGATGTGGACCAACTTTGCGCCATCCTCAATGAGCCAGACGAGGGAGAGTGGAAAGTAAACTTTTTCGAGTATGGGGAAAAGTACATAACAAAAAACAAAACAAAAAAAACACAGAAAGGATATAAAGGAGCCTTGGTGTGGCTTGAGAAGTACGCGGGGAAAGACATTCTACTATCAGACATCAATAAGAGATTCCTTCAAGGTTTTCTCGATTTTATAGAGGAAAACAAAACACAATACAAAAGAAGTGTCACTGGTGAGACTATTGCTCCTGCCGTATTCTGCAAGTTAGGAGCGATATATCGAGCAGCGCGCAATGAGTTCAACGATGAGGAATTAGAAATCATGCGTTTGCCCTTTGACCCTTTCTCAAAGATAGAGATAAAGAAACCACCGCAGGCGGAAAAGCGCGCCATCAGCGCTGAGAAGATGAGAGCCGTGGCAATGTTTGAACCCGATGGAAGAAGCAAAAAAACAAAAGAATTTGTGCGTGATGCCTTTTTATTGTCGTTTGGACTACTAGGAGCAAACCTAGTCGATATGTACAACTGGACAGCGGACCAATACAAGGACGGACGAATCACGTATAAAAGACAAAAGACGCGTGGAAGTCGTGCTGATGGTGCGCTTATCTCTATCAAGGTAGAACCAGAGATAGAGCCACTAATGCGTAAGTATGCAGACCCCAAGGGAGAGTTCGTCTTTTGCCTTGCACGCATGTCTTCTTCGATTGATAGTTTGCACGTGAAAATCGGGAGAGCAATCAAGTGTATTGGTGAACAAATAGGAGAACCGAATCTCACATTTTATGCAGCGCGCCATTCGTGGGCAACAATAGCTCTCAATGATGCAGGAGTAGACAAATACACCGTCCACGAGGGACTGAACCACGCAGGCGGAGCGATGGCAATAACAGACGTATATATCAAAAAAGACTGGACACGACTAGACAAGGCAAACCGCGCGGTGCTAGACTTCGTGCAGTTTCCACCACTAGGAGAAGATAAATAAAAATCCCCCATCCGAAGAAGCGGACGAGGGAGAACCAAATAAAATCACCCGAAACAATAAGGGCGATTAAACCACTGCAAAGATACTGCTTTTATTTAGACTAGCAAGTAGACAAGACGGAAAAAGAAACCGCTCTCATATCGACAAAGGATATAGGAGCGGTTTTTGTTGTTACTCAGAACAAATACGGCAATGTCTATACCCCTCAGATTCTGCATCGTTAAGGGTCATAGACTCTGTTATAGATGAACACCTCTGTAATCCCGAACACTCTGGATCAAAATGATAGCACTCCGCATCAGAGCCAGTGCAAACATAAACAACATCGTCACTATTGCTATTATCGCTATTATCGCTGCTATAGCTATTACCACCTTTATTTTCAACTCCAAATTCTTCTTCTATTGCTTCATCGAGCTCAGTGGGGTCGTGCATATCCTCATAATACCTTCCACCGCCACCACCACTATGACTGAGGAACAGAAAGAAGACTATCCCACACACGCCGACAGCCAAACCCAAAAGCCTATTCTTTAAATCCTCCAGGTTTCCGTTGTTTACCGAAGAAGGACTATTCCAAACCCCCTCACCTGAAAAATAAAAGAATAGGTCGCCCACTGCGTATAAACACGCAATCGAAAACCAAATCAGAGCCAAGAAATGTTGCCATTCATACATATAAGGATGAATGTACGGCTCTTTCCAAGCCGAAAAGATGATATGGGCAACAATGGCAATAACAAAACCATAAGAAACTCTAGCTCCCCACTTTGTGCAATCACAACACCATATAAGTGGCTTGCCAATCAGCCTATTGAGGTAATACGCTAAATAAGGGAACACGAAAGTCCCTATAACTACCAGAAAACATGCATCAACAACATTACACCCCAACAGCGACTGAGAAAGATGGACTAGAAAACTATCAATCCCAAAACCTAACAGACACACATATAATATACAGCCAATGATGACGGAACTCCGTATAAAGGTTGGCGCAGCCATATTTGATATATAATTAAATTAACGCTACAGAGACCACACATTAGTAATTGCAAGTAATATCCACGGAGACGCGCGCGACTACGATGCCAAGATACGCGATATTTTGTATTGGAATTTCAAAGTCCTCAAAATCGGGGTTGTAGCTACGAGCGATGTAGGTAGTTTTTTGTTTGTCTCGGTCGGGATGTTTGAAGAGCCGTTTTACGTAGTAGTTGATTGCGCCATTGATATTGACGGCAATAGCAAAAGTTTCACCGAAAGGAATAGTGAACGGCTCAGCAGGGTTGAAAGTAAAATCTTTGATAACTACTTTGCAGTCGGCAGGATATTTGGGAGCCATACTATCACCGCGCACTGGGTACATAGATTGTCCAGCCACATTCGGCAGCCCCCAATATGTGGATATAGATTTAATTTCGTCTTTTTCTCCTTCGTATCCTCCACGGAATCCTTCTTCGTATTGAGGTATAAGGGACACGCCAATTTCTTTTGCGCGCGTATAGTCCTCCATTTCGTCTACTCTCACCGCGTCTACTTGGGAAGTAGAGCCGTGCTTGTCCGTTATCTCTACTTTTTGATGAGGAAGAGTGGAGAGGGGATGCGCAGTTTCTGCATATTGCAGTTCACTTAAAACCTTTTCTATTTGCGCAACCTTAGTCTCAGGAACTTTGAATTTTTCCCAATCTTGCAAAGTCCTAAGACTTACACCTATCTTTGAAGCTAGTACTGTTTGGGTGAGATTTAATGATTCTCTAGCCAAACGCAGTTCTTGTGGAGACATAAGAATCTATGTAAGAAAATTTAACATCATGCAATATGAAGAAATTGCACATTTCCCTTGCTTGATATGCAGAAACTGCGTATCTTTGCACCGTAGTCCTAAGAATATCCCAAGGAATACACAGCAAAGGTAACAAATACCACTCATACAACCAAGTAAAATCACCAACAATGACACAGCTAGAAAGAATCAAGGCTTTTGTCGAACTCGAAAAAGCTACCGAAGAAGCTCTATCGAAGGTGCAAGAAATCGCCAATGAATATTATGATTTAGTGGCTGACCTGCGTAGAGCAGTAGGCGAAAGTGAAGAGAGAAACATCGTAGGCGCTTTCGACCTCAATCTCCACTTTGAATGCATCCTCTCTGCACGATACGGACTAGAGGCGGTGCAAAGAGTTCTCAAAAGACTCTATATGGACATGGACCTCACGGAAGGAGGTTTCAGATCTGCATCCTGGAGGATAACAGCTTATGTTCAGAAGGCTGAAATCGAACTCGCAAAAATAAAAGCAATAACTTCTCTGGTTGGCATAACCCAATCCTAAATAAAAAAACAATGACACAAGACGAAAGATACATGGCTTTCTTTGGGACCAACAAAGTTCTCCAAGAGTCACTAGCTCAGGTGAGAGACATCGCCATCGAAGCTCAGGAATTAGCGATTGGACTGCGTAAAGCAGTAGACGAAAATGAAGAGAGAATCAACATCGTAGACGCGCTCAATATCAATCTCTACTATGAGCACATTCTCTCTGCAAAATTCCATTTAGAAGATGTTTCAAGATTATTGAAACCCCTAATGAAGCACGGAAAAGAAGAGGACTTCAGCTTTGCCTCCGAACATATAAAGGCTCTGACGATAGAAGCGAAACTTCACAGCGACAAAATCAAAGAACTAACCTCCAAACTCGACTAGTCCAAACTCAAGAAGGCGAGCCACGGATAACCAAACAAAATCATCAACAATGAAACAAGAAGAATCAAAGTACACCGCGCTCGGTTTGCGCAGAGAAGTCGCTGAAGCCCTCGAGGCACTTCACCAATTATCCTCTAAAGCAGACACTTATGTTTCTGTACTCGACAAAGCGAACCCAAGTTACGAAGTAACTATAACGTTCGCAGCCGAAATCTACGAACGCGCAGAACGAATCCAAGCAGCAGTGCGAACGGTGGAGAAGTTCCCGCATCTCATTTGGCTAGCACAAGATCAAGAAGGAGATTTGCGCAAACTTCACAATCGACTAAACAAGATATTGAGAAGCGCACGCGCAGAGTATTGCAAAATCATGGGATAACAACAACCAAGGGGGAACAACGGTGGAAGGCGAAAGCCCCACCGCCCCGATTTCTCAAACAGCAAAGAATTCAACGACAATGCAAGAGGAAGACAGAAAAAGATATATAGCACTCCTACGCGAGAATCACAAGCAAACTATACAGCACCTCAGAATAATAGAGGGAAACGCGCGAGGATACAGCAAGCTACCCTATGGTGGTAGATATATGTCTATTTACGACATAATCGGTATTATGGAGACTATCGGTCTAATAGAATACGCTCTTCGTGTAGCAGAGAAAATCCAATACATAACCTATTTGGACTGTCAAATGGACGATGAAGACTTGAAGTATATCTCTGATTATTTAAACAAAATAGTACAACAAGCATCTGTATCCCTCGAAAAACTTAACTCGAGACAAGCATTCCCCTCTGCATTTAAAGACCAGCCTAGCCCCTTCATATAACCATCAAACACCCGAAACAATGATCCAAAATATCCACTCCACCAACAAAGCAGTATCAGAGCTAATCGACAACAAAGTGAGTAACCTAGCGGTTTTGAACCTAGTAATCTGGTTTGTTGTAGAAATCGCCCTATTGATTGGAGCGTTTATCACCCTCGAGAATGGCTATATGGCAGCAGCACTAGTGGCTTGCTTTGCAGGAGCTTTGCCAATTACTCTCGAAATCATCTTGGATGAATTAAAGAAGGAGGACTGAAATATGAGCTTACACTTAGTATCCATCAAAGCAATACGCGACATCACCAAGGAGGCAGTCGCAGTTGGCATCCTCGAAGCTGAAAAGTTGAGATACCCCAACCGAGATTTAATCTCACAGCGGGAAGCCTACAGACGGTACGGAGAACCCACCATCGAGCGATGGAAGAATGCAGGTCTAATCACTCCCCAGCGCACAGGACCCAACGCCAACAACAGTTTGAGATATTCCGTTGCTGAAATCGCAGAAGCGAAGATGGCAGAGAGCATACAAAGGGCTTTACTCCCACCACCAGTGGAGAAGAAAGCCTAGGACAAACAAGGTCGTGAACGGCAGCAGCGGTTGTCGTGGTTAAAGCATCAAAGAGTGCGATGCAATCGCATAATCAGATTCCATAGATACAAGTTACTGAGAGACCCCAGGCGGTTCGATTCCGCCCACGACCACGATTCATATTTCCATAACTACAAATACAACGCGCGCAAGTTGCGAAACGTCCGCCGTTGGGTCATTTCTTTATTACTAATCATTTCACCCACGTCATGCAGTGATGCAGCGCGTGGACACGGCGAAGCAAGGTTTGCCACGTTCCATTTTCATTGTGTTTAATATAGGTAGAAGTTATGTGCGGAACGTCTGAGTGGTTCGATTCCACTTTCGCCACCCTCGTTTGTAAATTTGGACATCTTACTCTCATACAGCAGCGATGCAGGATGAGAGCCACGGCAAAGCAGGTTTGCACCCGACGCGCGCAAGAATAGTTGTTATTGAATAGATAGGTAGTTAAAGTAGTGCAGCGCGCAGGGAGGGCGGTTCGATTCCGCCTTTGTCACTAACTAAAACAGATAAAAAAATGAAGATTAAAGACAATAGACCAACAGCAAGAATCTTGCTCCCACTTGGTCAAGGGCTAAGATTGTTGCAAAAGTTCGGATACTCAAAAGATACGACAAGAAAATATCTACACGGCTCAGCCCTCACCCCCGAGAGTCAAGCACGCGCAAAGAAGGTGCGTGAATTTGCGCTCAATTATTGCAACGGAGTATACATGCCCACTGACAAGTGACATCACAAGAGATTTCAACCCTTCTCCACCTCAAAAGCGAGTACAACGCCCTACTTTGGCGAATCTCGATGAGGCTTAAGAAAAGCCCCGAGGAGATAGAGAAAGCACTACAACAAGCCACACAACAAGCATTCAGAAGATGCAGGTAAGATTCACAACATACATCGACCCCTATCACTTTGCCCTTAATGTTTCCCCTAAACATCAGAAAGAATTTCTAATCGAGCTTTTTAAGATTTTCTATAGTGAACACGTGATAGAAGCCTACAAGGAAGTCCAGCAACACAACCCCGACCTTTTTCCTCCCCTACTTGAGGAGCAGTAAACAACCCACAAACCAATTCGCACAATGAAAAGAATCACCCTACACCGCATCACCCTCCAGAATTTCAAGGGAGCGGAAAATGAAACTCACGACTTCCACGGACAAGATGCCGTTGTCAGTGGAAAGAACGGCAGTGGAAAGACCACCATCTTTGATGCCTTTACTTGGCTGCTATTTGGCAAAGACCACCTAGGACGCAGCAAGTTTGACATCAAGCCCCTAGACAGCGACGGAAAAGAAGTCGGACATCTAGACGTGGAAGTAACGGCAACCATCCAGGTAGACGATGAAGAAATCACCCTCAAACGCATCTACAAGGAGAATTGGACCAAGAAGAGAGGAACAACAGACGTTGTACTCTCTGGACACACCGAGGACTACTACATCAATGAAGCCCCCCTCAAGGCTAAGGAGTACAAAGAAGAGGTGAACAACATCTGCACCGAGGAAGTGTTTAGAGCCATCACCAATCCTCAATTTTTCCCAGAGCAGAAGCCCGAGGAGCAGCGCAAAATCTTAGCACAGCTAGTAAGCATCGCCCCCGAAGACATCCGCACTGAACTAGAGATGGAGCACAGCCCCGAAAAGGTAGACACCATTTGCCAAACGTGCGGCACCATCTCACCCGACAAGCACCGCGCAACGCTAGCAGCCAAGAAAAAGGAGTGCCAACAACTCATCACCACCATCCCAGCACGCATCGAAGAAATCCAAAAGACCTACGACCCACGCGAAAAGCCCGATTTTTCCGTAGCTTTTGCGATTGACAACGCCAACAAACAGCTAGCAGAGTTGCAGCAAGGCATCTCCACCAACGAGACCACCAAGCACCGCGCACAGCTTAGTATGGACATTTCGCAGCGCATGGCAGAAATCACGCAGCAGACCAAACGAGCCTACGAAGAAGACACCTTCAACGCAGCGCAGCAGGCAGCAAGACTAGACCAAGAGCGCGAGACACTGCAATATGAAGTGAACCAACGCCCGATAGTCGAAGACGATTTGCGAGTGTACAAGGAAAAGCGCAAAGCCCTCATCGAAGAGTGGCGTAGCATCAAAGACAAAACTTTCGAGATTGCCCCCAGCAATCTACGATGCCCATGTTGCAACCGCCCCTTAGAACCCGACCAAGTCGAAAACAAGGTGGCAGAGATGGAAGCTAATTTCAATGCACTAAAGGCGCAAAAACTGGCAGAGAACCAACGCAAGGGGAAAGAGGTCAAAGCCAAGCGTGAAGCAGCAGAAGCCCAACTGCAGCGCATCGAAGCAGCAGCAGCCAAGCTCGAGGAAGTGAAACTCTCGATTAGCTCACTCAAGAGCCAAGAGAAAGCGCGCCAGACACTAGAGCAACACATCGAAGTAGCACTGAAAAACGATGAAAAACTCAACGCAATGCGTGTCGAGCTCGAGAGCATCCCCGAAGCCATCCCCAGCCAAGAGGACGAGCAGCGACAACAAAAGATTGAGGAGTTGCAAAACAAGATAGCGGAACTCAACGTGGCAAAGGCGAAAGAAGCTGCTATCAACGACGCCGAGAAGCGCATCAAGGAATTACGCCAACAGCTCAAGGACGCTAACCAACGACTTGCAGAGGTGGAACGCGAAGAGGATTTGCGCACCGAGTACAGCAAGGCAGTAGGAAAGGCAATGGAAGCAAAGCTCAACAACCGATTTAAGTTTGTCAAGTTCCAGCTTTTCGAGTACACCATAGACGGCACACCGAAGGAAACGTGCAAGGCAACAGTCGATGGGGTCGCATACGGCTCAACACTCAACACAGCAGCCAAGTACAATGCAGGGCTAGACATCATCCAAACCCTTTGCCAACACTACCAAGTGCAAGCCCCAGTCTTTATCGACAACGCGGAGAGTGTAAATCACATCTTAGACATACCCTCACAGACAATAGAGTTAAGAGCCACATTAGAGCCTTTCAATATCACACTAATCAACAACCAATAAAACCCCGAAACAATGGCTAAAACATTTGACGTAGAAAAGGCAATACAAGCCCAACAAGAATACTGCAAGGAATATGCAGAAAGACACCCCGAAGACTGGGCATCAAGCATGATGAGAGAGGGGAAAGGATTTGCCCCTTTGGATGGACGTTGTTATTGCTGCAACCAACAAATTTATGCAGCAGAGGGGCTACTTCGCGTAGGAGGTCGAAGACCTACAGGGCAGAAAAAAGAAGGGATAAGCGTAGAAAAAGCGCGCACAGAATTGACAACAGGATGCCCATTCTGTTACCGCTCATTTGTAGATTAAACTAATAACCCCAAACACCCCGAAACAATGGCAACAACAGCAGTAGCAAAACTCAGTGCAATGCTCAACGCAGACAGCGTGCAGCAACAATTCTACAACGCACTCAAAGAAAACAAGGACGCTTTCACGGCATCGGTGATTGACCTTTACAGCGGAGATGCAGCACTCCAGAAGTGCGAACCAGCAGCCGTTTTGCGCGAAGCCCTCAAGGCAGCAGTACTCAAACTCCCTATCAACAAAGCCCTAGGATTTTCCTATATCGTAGTCTACAACAACAGCAAGCGCGATGCAAACGGACAATGGGTGAAAGTGGCAACCCCTACTTTCCTAGTAGGATACCGCGGACTAATCCAAATGGCAATGCGCACTGGTCAATATAAGACCATCAACGCAGACGCAGTCTACAAAGGTGAGTTGAGAGGAACTGACAAGCTCACTGGACGCATTGATCTAAGCGGAGAGCGAGAGAGCGATGAAGTAGTAGGATATTTCGCACACTTCGAGCTCCTCAATGGATTCACAAAGACCCTCTATATGAGTGTACGAGAGATGGCAGCGTACGCCAAGAAATTTTCACCCAGCGTGAAGCGAGACACCACGATAGACCAACTACTCACCAAAGCCAACGCCCCCGAAGCAGGGAAGGCGGTAGGATGGGAAGGCGATTTTACCGCGATGGCATTAAAGACCGTCATTCGCAGACTACTTGGAAAATACGGTTATCTCTCCGTGGAGATGCAAGGGGCAATGGAAAACGAAGCCAAAGCCGAAAACGCAGCAGCAGACGCACGCGAACAAATGGTGCAAACCACCGCAGCAACAAACATTGATTTGGACGCTGAAGCCTACGAAGAAATCCAAGAGCCAGCTGCCATCGCTGCACAGAGCGCGACAACCTTTGAAGTTCCACAAGCACCGCAGACAGCACCACAACCAGTACCAAGGGCAACGGCAGCACCACAACCCGACAATATGTTTGAGGACGAGCCCAATTACTAACCCACCACAACAACACTACAATGCACCTCCACACGCTAGGGTCATCATCCAAGGGCAACTGTTACTTGCTAACAGACAAAAACAACCACACTTTGATTCTCGATTTAGGAATTGGTTTGCGAGACATCAAGCGTGCCATAGATTATGACTTGTCGCGTGTGGTAGGAGCAGTGGTGACACACCGCCACGGAGACCACGCAAAGTACCTAGCAGAAGCAGCAAGAGCAGGTATCACCATTCACACCAACCAAGACGTGATAGACCACCATTCCGAGGACATCCTCGGATTGGTCATCGAAACCAACCTCCACCAGTGGACACTCATAGGAGGAGACTTCGAGATGCTGCCATTGCAAGCGATTCACGATGTGCCGTGCCAAGCCTTCGTTATTCGACATCCAGAGATGGGCAAGCTGCTTTTCATTACCGACAGCGTGACTTTGCCGTATCAGTTGAAAGGGCTAGACCACATCCTCATCGAAGCGAACTACTCAGACGCGCTTTTGGCACAAGCCATCGAAGAGGGGATAACCCACCCAGCAATGCGCCCCCGACTACTACAATCACACATGGAGCTATCCACAACGATTCAAGCCCTCAAGGCGCAAGACCTAAGCAGGGTGCAAGAGATAGTGCTACTTCACCTATCATCGGGACACGCAGACCCAGACCAATTCCGAGATGCCGTGCAACGAGCCACGGCAATTCCAACCTACATCGCAAAGACAGGTTTCCACCTAGATTTGCACAACCCATAATACAACAACGACCATTTACCATTCCAACAATGACAAACGCAACAAGCGAGCTTATCGGGACACTGAAAGAGGTGCGAGAGAAATATGTCACCTTCAATAAGTACGGCAGCCGTTACGCGGAGCAAGTAATCGTGGTGGATTCAGGACTTGACACGTTCAGATTCTACTTCACGCGCTCAGACATCCCCGAAAAGTTTCCAGAGATCGGAACAGAGGTTCGCATTAAGTTCGACATCCGCAGCCGTCAAGGGGTTTCGCTGAAAGGACAAGAATACTTCTCCGTTCGTCTCGATGCACGAGAGATTGAAAAAGTAAAAGGCAATGATACGACTAACATACTATAAGGCGAACGATTCGCCCCCGAAGATAGACTTCTTGCTAGAGCAACTGAGAAGCCTACCCGATGGAGACTATTCAATCACGATAGCACCGAACCGCAAGACGCGCAGCACTCAACAAAACGCATACTTGTGGGGAGTAGTTTACCCAGCGGTGCTTTTCGGACTGCAAGACGCAGGATGGGAGATAACCCACGAAGAACAAGTACACGAGTATTGCAAACAAGCATTTGCAGCCCGAGAAGTCATCAACAAAGACACTGGAGAGGTGCTAAGTCTACCAAGTAGCACCGCCAGCATGCAGACGGCAGAGTTCAACGTCTATGTGGACAAAATCAAGGCTTTTGCCCTAGAATATCTCAACATCACAATTCCCGAACCCAACGAAGAATGAAAGATTTAGAGCATCGACTTCAATGCGCGTGCGTACGCTGGTTTGCTTATCAGCACCCCGAACTCAAAGGTACTCTCTTTGCCGTTCCTAATGGAGGGCAGCGCAACGCGATAGTAGCAGCCAAGCTCAAGGCGGAGGGAGTAACAGCAGGGGTGGCAGACCTTCTTCTGCTAGTGCCAAACGCCACGCACCACGGATTGTGCATCGAAATGAAGACCGAGAAAGGGCGACAAAGCGACAAGCAGCGCGAGTGGCAAGCACTCATCGAAGGCAAAGGATACCGCTACGAAGTGGTGAGAAACTTTGAGGAGTTCACCACGCTTATTGAAGAGTATTTACAACAACAATAAAACAACAACAAGCACAATGGAACAACAAGCAGAAAGAAGGCTCACAGACGCGGACTTTCGCAACTGTAAGAAATACACACGCAATTCTACTGAGATGCTAGAAATCCGAATGAAACACGGTCTAGCAGGCTACGCAGTAGCAGTGATGCTTCTTGAGAAGATGGAGGAAAGCAACAACCGCGAAGTAGAAAGAAACTACGATGCTATCGGATTTGAATTTCGCGCAGACTCTGCAACCATTAAAAAGGTGGTAGAGGACAACGCTCTCTTTCAAATCTCAGCAAACGGAAGAATAACCATCAAGGGAAAGTAACATGGCACGCCCTACCAAGTTAGGGCTGGACTATTTCCCACACGACACGCATACAGACGAAGACACAGCCTTACAACTCTTAGAAGCGGAGTTTGGTCTAGATGGGTATGCGGTCTATTTTAAGCTTTTAGAAAGCATTTACGCGCAAGGGTACGCAAAACAATGGGGTGAGGACGAGTGTCTATTATTCGCAAAGAAAATGGGTGCCGTCACTGTCCCAAAGTTATCAGAAATCATTAAGGGGTGCATTAGGCGTTCTCTCTTCGATGAGGGGGTATATAATCTGTTCCAGATTCTGACATCAAAAGCAATACAGCAGAGGTGGCTAGAGGCTAAGCGCAAAGATGTAAGTGCTATCGACCCGAAAGTTTGCCTAATTGAGCAGACAGCCAAAGGTGTATCCAGCCCACGAAAAAACGATAAAAACGAAGAAAAAGGAGTTTTTGCAGCAAAAACCCCAGTTATTACAGCAAAAACCCCAGTTAATGCAGAAACAACACCACAAAGTAAAGTAAAGGAAAGTATTAGTAATAGTAGTAATAATAATAACGCGCGTAAGAACGAAAGCGAAGAACCGCGGAGCGCGCTGAATTTAGAGCCGTTGCAGCCAGCAGCCAGCACACGGACGCAAGCTACGATTCGGGAAGTACTCACCAGCAGCCCAATTTGGACGCAACAAGTTTGTATGCACCACGGCATCAGCCCCGAGACGTTCAACGAGTACGTCACGAAGTTTGAGCAGCATTGCTTTATTGAGAGCCACGCGCACAACACAGACGGAGACATGCAACGACATTTCAATTCGTGGCTACGCATCCACCTAAGCAACCAAGCAACCAACAAATCACCTAAACAAAGCAACAATGGCACAAGTAGAAACTATCGCCCAAGTGCTGACGAAAACAGACGCAGGCAGGAGGAGCGCACCGCCAACATCGAGCGTCGCTTGCAAGAAGCCATCTACGATGTTAGCGGCATCCCAGAAGGAGATTATTAGCTTTCGGGAAATGGTAAAACATCAATACACCCCCGAAATACAGCCTTTGTGCGCGTGTGAGCCACTCAAATGCTATTTAGGTGCTGCACCAGCCCTTGGCAAGATTTCGCGCGTTATAGGGGCAAAATTCGCGGTTGCGTGGTTGATGTCACAAATCGACTATTACAGTCGCACGCTCAACACAGCCGACCAAATGACGGAGGACGATATGCAGCACCTTGCGCTGACGATTTTGGGCAATTATTCGCATTTGAATTTGGCTGAGGTGATGCTCTTTTTCTCTCGCTTGTCGGGTGGCATTTACGGACAAGTGGCTTATGGACAAGTGCGCGCGGAGAACATCACCGCCAAAATTCCCGAATTTCTTAAGCACCGCGCCCGAGAACTGGACCGCCACAAGAGGGAACAGCAACAACTCGAACGTGAAGCCGAAGAACGAAGACGCGCGCAGTTTGCTATCACTTACGATGAGTGGCAGCGCATCAAAGCCGACGTGCTTGCTCTCTGCAATGGAGACAAGCAGGCAGCGGAGGAGTACATAAATCGAAAATACCTAAAGCAATGAATACTTATCTTTTATCATTTTTAATCGCGTCCGTAACGTGGCTAATCATCTTCACGTTGGAGCTTTGGAAAGCAAAGACTGAAAAGAAATATCACCCACCTAGATTTGTAGATTGCGGATTAGGTGTGCGCAGTGGCAACAAAGTCTATTGCAAAGGACTTTGGGTAAAACCAGCCTTTATCACCCCAGTAGACTACAAAGGAGATTTTCAATTTCTACTTGCCAATTCTAGCATTCAGCCTATCATTTTCCACGCGGTACGCGGTGACAATAGAGATGGCGAGGAATGGCTCATTTATCAAGTAGAATATGCCACAGTATTAGAAATGCTCAAAGAAGCAAATAGAATTATTGATTCATCAAAAGCAACGAAACAATGAACGACAATAAGAAACGAATCAACAACGAGCAAGAGCTTTTGGAGCTATTTTGCGACCCATATAGTGAACTTACATTCAAACAAAAGCCCTACTATGAAACGCAATGCAAAAAAGTATTCGCAACTGATGGGGTAATCCTAATCATGATGAACCCCAGCATGCTGTCAGAAAGCTATGAAGAGATTAAAAAGCCTGTTATCTATAAGGTGTTTCGTGGTTCTATGGAAGAATATTTCACCTTTGAAGCCCTGAAAAAAGTTCTTGCATCTTTCGCAATGGAGGAAGAACAAGTGGTAACAGAAGAAGGGCGAGAGTGTGAAGAGTGCGAAGGCTCTGGAGAAGTTGAGTGGGAGTACACAGACCAAGATGGCGAAATTCATTTCCGCGATAGTGATTGCCCTGTTTGTCATGGTGATGGAATGTTCGAAGACGTCTTCAAAAGCACTGGCTTTATGATACCCACTGAAGATTCAATCGTTCGCATCGGGAAATTATTCTTTAGAGGTATCGTAGTACAAAAACTACTTTGGGCAATGGAGTATTTCAATGTGGACAAAGCAGCGTTTGCCAAAGGGAAAAATTCAATCAGTGTCACCCTAAATAACGGTGTGGGAATCGCAATCGCAGCCCTAGAACCCTACATATTTCAGAATGTCGTCACACTAGAAACAACAAAGCAATGAGAAAGATCTTATTTCGAGGAAAGAGTGTGGATAATGGCGAGTGGGTGTATGGCGACTTGATGCACAATGCGCATCGTAACAAACGAGCGTCAATATTGTGTGTACCACGTGTTATAGGTTTTCCTGGTCAAATTTACAATGTACCTATTATTAAAGATACTATCTGTCAGTTTACAGGATTACACGATAGCGATGGAAAAGATATATACGAGGGGGATATACTCATAGACGAGGGTTTTGGCTTCCATCTTAAAATGGTATGGTTTGATGGATGTTTCAAACTGTATGAAAAAAGGGATCATCTTCCAGATGTTATACCCGCCTACAAAAGACTTCAACTAGGGGATTTGAAAATCGTCGGCAACGTCCACGACAACCCCGAACTAATCACCAAACCATTTTGCGACCACGCGCAAAAAGGTCAAACAAATTGAATTATGGAAAAAGACAGAGCCACCGAGTATTGGGACAACGAAATAAAGCGCGCAGAAGAAAACACGCGCCTTGCATACCGCAACTACGAAAAGGCACGAAGAGCCGAGGGTGAAGCCCTTAAACGCGTGGAAGAAGCTAAGGAGAACCACGCGCCAAAAGAAGAAATGAAACTACTACTCCAGGAAAGCAAAAAGGCAAGCGCACAAATGCTCGAAGCGTGGGAATCTCTCACCAATGCGCAGAAGTGGGAACGTGCCACCAAAGAATCAGCAAGACAATAAAAGACAAACGAACCATTACCCCCGATTCTTTCCAACCTTTTCCAAATTGGAAAGAGTTCACAACAACAAGACAATGAAAGAGAATAAAACACCAATCCCTTTTGAAGTCATCAACACACGGAAGACAATAGACAAAAGGCTAGACCGCTTTGATGCCGCCCTTACTTTCTTGGCGATAGCAATAATCGCAACAGTCACAAATATGGTTTGTCTGTCCTTTGTGGAGATTTTTGTATTCAATCCCCACGCACCCACCAACACAACGATGCACCAACCCGAACCCACGGAGCAATATGCCGACAGCCTAGTTTGCCCCGATTGAAACAACAAAACAAACAACATGCAAATCGAACAAAACATCAGAGAAGCCTTTGACGCGTGCGCAAAAGTGCGAAACGAAAAGGCAAAACTATATGGCAACGCGTGGCGAATGGTAGATTATTACACGCTTGTACACATCATCTACAATAAGTTGCACAGCCGTAAAGGAACCGAAAAGAGCATCTGCATAGCCGTCTACAATTATTCTTTGTTCGCCTCTGTCCAATCCTTTTGTGGCTCTGGAGATATGGATGAGTTGAAAGATGAGGAGGAAATGGTAAATCGACTAGTAGAAGAAGCCGACACCCAAATCAGAAAAGTCCTAAGAAAAAAAGAGGATGAGTATAGTTCGGAATGGATGTATTGCCCCAAAGCTTTTTTGGCTGATATGATGCGCCTAAAAGTCGCGCGCTTGTATCATCTGAGATTTCGCGTGCTGTGGCACAAAGTGAGAGGGAAGGGGTATAGTGAAGCCATAACGAACGCTTTGCGCAGCTCATCATCTTACCCATTCCAGCCGTGGAATTTATTGAGGTAGAAGAACTCAACGACAACACCGACCGAGGTGCAAACGGATACGGTAGCAGTGGCAAATAACAAGAACAAAAAATAACCCCTAACCCATTACACATTATGGCAACAGCAAACAACATCTGGTACAACGTCAAGACACGTTACATCGGAACAACCGAAGCCGGCATTACAAAAGTCATCACCGATGAGTATCTCACCGCAGCTCTCTCCTTCACAGAAGCCGAAACGAAGACCAGTGAAAGTGCACTAGCATACGGCATCGGCGAAGAATTCGACATCATCGCAATGTCACGCACCAAGTTCTCTGAAATCGTTTACGGAGACGAGGAAGCCGACAAGTGGTTCAAGTGCAAAATCAATACCACCATAATAGACGAATTCGGCGGACGAGAGAAGAAAATCTCCATTTTCTTTTGTGTCAATGCATACAGCGCACTCGAAGCACACCACAACCTCGACGATCATCTCAAAAATACTGTGATGGACTACACCGTGGAACAAGTCGATGAAACTAAAATCATTGGAGTAATCAAGTAACAACAACCACACAAGGGGCGCGGACTATATCACCAATCATTCATTCGCTATAGTTCAAATTCTCAATAGTTCGCACCCCTACTTTTTCTCTCCACCACAAACACCCGAACGATGAACAATATCTTTACCAACATACGCGCATATTTCGCACGTCTTTCTCACCAGTCACAACAAGACACCGCGCTACGAGTTCAACAAGCAGCCACCAAAGAGGCGGAACGCGCACTTCAAATTCGAGAGTTTCAAGGCGAACTCTACTTATCCTTCAACAACCGACCCATCCTCCCCTTCAATGGACGAGACAATGAAGAGCAAAAGGAAGCGCAAAACATCGCTGTCGAAGTCCTCAGCATCGCACGCGAAACATATCGAGACTATATCATAGCCCAAGAACAGAAAGCAAGCCTATGAGAGCAAGGAGAAGTTCCCTCGGACGAATAAAACAAGTCGCAATAGGGATACACGCGAATATGTGGATGGTGTACTTTGTCTCGCACGGAAGGAAGATACACTCTTATTACAACACGGAGCAAGAAGCAATAGAACACCTCGAAGACCTTAGGCAAGCGCATGAAAGGGGAGACAAAGACTATATACTTCAAATTGCGAGAGATGCACTAAAAGAGGCGGAAAAAGCCAAGCAGCAAAGGGCAAGCAACGCGAGAAAGAAAGCCATGTCGAAAGATAAGATTCTAGCTTGCCGCAAAGAACTGAAAGAATTTACGCACACCCTCATTCTCCCGATGCGCACACCGCGCGAAAAGTGCGATTACCTCATTCGCATCCTCAAGCAAGCCGACCAATCGCAAATCATTTGCAACGAACGTCCAATCACCATACCGCCTCATCGCATCATCTACCTAGGATTACGCATACCACGCGAAGGCGGAGCCTATGTCTACCAAACGGCACTGCGCATCCTAGGATGGAGCAGCGTCTTCAAAATCAAGAAAATCTCCCACAATTAGTACAGGAAAGAAAAAGATGAACATCTAAGAGAGCTGCAACCCACCCATAAAAGCGCAACGGAATATATCAGTTATTACAAATATGTCTGGGCGGTCGTTTATCAGGAAGAAAAAAACAAAGTGTACAGAAAATAATCCGATTATTTTTTGGTGGTTGGTGGTAAAAGTACTATCTTTGCAGTGTAATAAATTAATGTTTCACCAAAAGTTATAGAATGAAATATAGCGAATTAGAAAAGAAGCTCAGAGCAGAAGGGTGCATCCCGACAGGAAGTTCACAGGCAAAACACCCCGAATGGACAAATCCAATCAATGGATTAAAGGTAAAGTTAAGCCATCACAAATCGCAAGAAGTACCCAAGGGTACCTTGAACGCAATCTTAAAGGGATTAGGGCTTAAATAAGCCCTATCCCCGAAAGGGAGACAAAACAACCAAATAGCGCGAAACAATGAAAAAGAATCAAACCAAACCACACTACGAAATCACCGCCATTATTGAGCTTGCAAGCGATGGTGGGTTCAACATCTCCTACGAAAGACCCGAAGGTTTGGAGTTCGTTCTGGCAGCAGCAGGACAAAGTGTGGCAGAAGCCAAAGCCGAGTTCTTTGAAATGCTCGAAGAATACAAACAAGAATACAAACAGGAAGGCAAAGAGCTACCAAACTTAGAGTTCACCTTTCGCTACGATGTAGCATCATTCCTCAACTTTTACAGCAAAACCTTTTCACTCGCAGGCATTGCACGATTGACTGGTATCAATCAACGCCAACTTTCAAATTATCTCAACGGACACCGCCACGCGTCTCCTGCAACGACACAAAAAATAAGCAAAGCGATTAACAATCTAGGGGAAGAACTTATGCAAATGGAGTTTGCCTAAGGCTTTGGTGAAGCAAAACATTGATTTATTACATTCGCTCTCCGAATCTCAATTAAAAACTCCAACAGCCCTCACTTCTAAACGAGTGAGGGCTTTCTTTTTGTATGTGAACATGCGTTCAATTCTAGAAACTTGTCGGACTGTTGCCATAAGCACACAGAGAAAATTGACACCTAGTGTCAAAAAGATAAGCGTTTAACACTATACTTCGGGAAATAAACATTATCTTTGTAATGACAAGAAAATAGCACTCCTGGTGGCATTACGGCTACCTAGGGGTGCTTTTTGTATTTACCCTAAAACATACCACTATCAAACACAAAGGTTCTATATCGGAGTTCAAGGGCGAGAGGGAGCGCGAACTCTTAGCTGCTTACAAAATTCAGCTTGCTAAACGACGCCACAAAAGACTAGACTACAGTTTTTGGGAAGCGGTATCCCAAACCCCAGCAACGAGGTTTTGGGTTTCCGTTGATAGAGCTGTAGAAGTGATTCGGAAGTTGCTCAGAGGCGAGAAGCCAAACTCAAAGAGCAAGAAGAACATAGAGATGTTCGAAGACCTTTTTCAAGTCGTATTGAAAGAGAAGGAGAAAAATCCAGACGACAAGCTTTTTCTTCTTGTGGAACGAGCCATTCGCGCCCCAGCTCCGCAAATGTACATTACGCCCAACTCTGCAAAGATTATCATTAGCAAGATTCGGAGAAAAATAAGGGCTACAGAGTCGCAGCGCTTACGACCTTTCTAACAGCAACAACTTTCTTTGTTTCATTCTTGACGATGCGGGGGAGTTCCATCTCTCGCAGGGCTACCCATAATCCTATTGCACGCGTCATCAGTATGTCATCATGCTTTCCTACGATAGCTCCGAACGAGCCATTTTGTTTTTGCTCATAACATAACAGCTCATCAAGGGCACGACTATCACGCTCAGTCCATAGATGTTCGCGAACGCACGACTGCAAATGAGATATAATTGCGGGCTTTGTTGCAGTGTTGGTGTGGAATCCATATTTCACTGGAGCCCCCTCCCTAATATCTTCAGGGCTTCGCTTTCGTGCATACAAGTTGGGATAGGCATCTTTTACCAAATTCAGAATAAAGCCTGACTGGTCTCCGTCCACACTTCGTTCTCTGTCTTTTGTTTCCAGTGTGTTTGATTCTATCACTAACAACGCATCGTCATACCATTTGGCAATCTGCGCAGCTTTCCACGCCAATAAGTCATGATCTATATGTCCGCGCCATTGTGCTACAACCGATGGACGCTCTCCGTCTAAAAGATTGAGCCTATCTATCACCACGACAACCGACCAGTCCGCCTTCGCTCCACGTCCGCCAATATCCACCGCTACGACATACCTATTCTCTATTTTCTCTTCCAAGGAAACATCGGGCTTTGCCCAAACCCAAAGTCCACCCCCAATCTCTTCTGAGAAACGAATGCTTGACAACGATTCCTCACCAGACGTTCCATCACCATATATCTCCCCTTTCCACTTCGGAGCACGACATCCATTGCGGAAAGATTCTACTTGATAACGGTCAAACACGATGTGACCTGAGTGAACAAAGGCTTCTACGTCGTCTGACGGATATTCACTCGCCATCCCTCCGTGGTCGTTATACTTGCTCCGCTCAGAGATATACCAAGCTATCGCAGATAAGGTTGCGCCCTTCTTCCATAGCCACCATAGATATGCGCCAGATTCTTCGCGGTCGCTTGCAGATGTAGTAACATCTTTTCCTCGCAATAGACGCTCAGCAAGTTCCCTCCTTGCCTCTTCGCTTAGTTCTATCGAGTATTGTTCAATGTCAAACCAAGATACAAACACAGCGCGAAACTGACTAAGCCCAGCTTTTGCTGCTTCATATTCGATATGAAAGAAATTACCCACACCATTTGCCGTACTTTCATACACTATCATAGTCAAGGCGCGCAACAACACACCCGAACAAGCCGAACGAACGATGTCTTGCGGTTTCTTGCCAAGCGTTTCTTTCCATAATCCTACCTCGGTTAGATGAACTAAGTTGTAGTCACCACCGCGCGCGCTATCTGGACTCTCTGCCGTTCCGACCTTTATGTTGCATTGACGCTGTGGAATACGATGTATATTCCCACTCTGCCCGACCCCGACTAGTTTGCTCTCCCTCAAATTATATGCTTCGCCTAATCCGTGCAGGTATCGAGCAGGATACGCACTAATCATACGCTCAAACATACTCTTCACTTCTGTAGAAGAGTTGCTGTGGTGACCAACAATTAAACTATTCAAGCCTACACTATGCACTAGCTGAAGCCAAGCCATATAAAGCTGAGTTGCTGTTGAACCACCCCACTGACGAGCCTTGAGCAGTATTACGCGGATAGGAAGACCAGCCAGCCGCATCTCCTCAAACTCTGAAATCAATTTGCGCTGCGGCAAATTCAATCTGAAAAACACGTCATCGCCTCCACCCTTGGCTTTAATCTTCGCAAGCATAGCCGCCCAAAAGGGGAAATCAAACTGCATACGAAGGCGCACAAACGCATCTAATACCTTCTCGCGCTCTACTTCGTTGTTGTCCGCCTTTATGCTTTTAAGAAATGCGCCTAATGAACGTGCCTTTTTTAATCTTTTGACCAAAGGGATGTCAAGCATTCCAGTGGGAATGTACAACAAAGGGAAAGCACAGTCAGATAGTTCAAACACGCATCGTTCCCCTATCGAACCTTCACCAGTGATAGGGTTAAAAACAGAAGCGCGCAACGCCATGCGCTGCGCATCTTCTTTCAACAACTCAACAACTTCATCGCGCATAATCCTCTATCTACGCATTGCGCCATCTAGGGTGTTTACAACATTCATATTCGCACCAGCTTGCGCCTGTTGCATCAACTCAGGGGGAAGCCCTTGGGGGACTTGCCCCTGTTCCATTTGTTGTTCCTGCTGCTTTAGGCTTTCCAGCAAATCATCTGCAAATGGGAAATCTCCAGCTTCCAATAACTGAGCCAAGCTAATTTGTCCCGCTCTCCAGATTTCCATCAAGAAATCATTTGCCAATTGACGATATACAGGTGAAGACGTACTCTCTGCAATATTCAAATCAAACTCTACATCTCGAATACGCTTGGGGTCATAGACGATAGCCGTACCACTTTTCCCTACGATGTTTGTAATACGCTTAGTATTGTAGAACTGCTGCATATTCTTGACATCCTTAATTGCCCCCTCCTTCACAAAGGAACTAAAGCTCTCGAGTAACTCCAACAAAGACGTTGTAGAATTCTGGGTTTGCTGCGCATACAAGCTCGCACTCATACCGCTGAATCCTGGCTTACCTTGCAAAGCTCCATTGACACCAGAAATATCTTCAAAGAATTTCAGTTGCAAATTCAAGACTTCGTTAATACCGATAGCCCCAGGACTTGTTCCTGTCATTTGTTGCGGCATAGGTGTGCCATTCTTCGTGCGTACCATCAGCACACCATCTGGGCGAGACCATTCGTCAATCATCTCCTCAAAACTCATTTTGCCGCCCACAGCTTCTTCTGGCATAATCATCGTGTTCTTTGCGCTATTCTTCATAATCATATCATGAAGCGCAATTAAGCGGTTCACGTAACGCTGCTGATCTACGACATCTCCGACAAACGAATGTATTTCGCCATCAATGAAAGGATAAGCCTTGAACACATAGGGATGCCCTTTATGTTCGTATGGAGTCTCACCTGCTTCAATTATATCCCCAAAGGGAGATAAATAGTAATAGTGCCAAAACTCATCAACGAACCATTCTGTTTCAATAAGAGACACTTCGTCTTTACTCATCCCTGCCTCTGCAGCTTGAACCAGACGAGCCTTATTTTTTTTTCCTACAAGTTCTGCATAGTCGTCTATTTCTATCTTATAGACGTCTCCGTTATTAACGTCGTGACAACGATAGCGCGACTTAGTCTCTTTGCGCCAGACTTCAATCACACGACACAAACTACTGTCCGATGGAGCGTAAAACGAAAGATTGCCATAGTTGTTTTCTCCGAAGGTGCTTGCTAGGAATGTTTGCAAAGATGTTCTATCCGATGCACCTACATAAATCTCTCGCAGAGAGTCTACCGCTTTCGGGTCTTGCGCAAATCTAGCACACAAAGAAGGAAAACTCACATCGTGGATTTCCCCTACAATAGAACAGTCCCAACCACGAAAGTCGCGCATGTTGGCATCTATGAAGAAATTGTTCGGTGGAACGGCATCCGTCCAACAATCTTCTTTGTCATTCTTCCAGCCGTAGTACTTTCTCTGAACTACTAAACCACTGATAAGAAATTCTTCCATCGCGCGCCCCAACATTTCATCCATTCGATTTAGCTGCATGTTGTATTGCAACACTCCGCTCATCGTCTCTCCGAGTTTCTGTTCGTCGCGGTCACGTGCGTAGCAAGTAGGTTCCTTGCTTTGGCTGCGCCATACACCAAGCACACTGCGAACCAGTCGTCTAATTAGGTTGTTTTTCAAAGGCACGGTTCCTTGTTCCTTGAGATATTGCTCTTCAGTCATTGTCCGTCCATCGACACACACCAAATCTTTCCACTGGTCACCATAGCAATAACGCTTGTTGCGCTCTCTGTCCCTGCGGAATTTATCCATAGCAAGCCAATGACGTTCCGCCTCAGCCAAAACTTCCATCCCTAGATGTTGGGGGGCTGGAAACACAGTCGTCTTTCGCTTTTCGCGCTTCTCCTTCGTGGGGGCAACGCGCTTTTTATTGAGTAGTATTTGAGGCATAATAATTCGTTTCTACAAATCTAGGTAACCTATCGAGATTAGCGCACATAAACATTTATCGAAGCCTATCTCTGTGGCGTGGTTCAAATTCTATAGTGCACCCCGTTACGTAATCTTCTGCGCCAAGGTCGCATTTCACGCCTAATCTGAAATACTTATAAGGAGTTCCGCTTATACCTCGAATCGTCCCATCTGCACTTGCTGCAATAGCAAACCAGTTTCTCAAATCACGACTACCCCATAACATCACTCTAACAGCACCGCGCTCAAAGCTGCCACGGACGATAAGAGTACGAATCGTTTTGAGTATTTCGCCAGCACCGAGTTTCAACGCGCGCGTCACGAACCAACCACCAACCATAATCGGAGTAGCAACGCCCACCTTTCCACCATTGCTAGGCTTTAACTCTGCGCGACTACCTACACCTGACGCAGGATTGCTTCCATCTGCATTAAGCTGAGGCTTTCCATAGTCCAATATCTTTCCGCGCCTATCCATCGCAAGTGCATAAGGATAGAGTTTAATAGGACGCGTTAATTCATGACCGAGGAAAGACCACTGACGAGAAGAAAGGCTATAGACATAGGCTTGATGCTTTTCTTCGCTTGTGGCAGGCTGAAAGACGATGATGCGCTGATTAACATAATCATAGAGGATACGTGCTGTTTTAAGATAGTCCAGCAAGGGTTCAATAGTGGGCAAGCTAGAAACAACATCTTCGTTGTTCTTTCGCAACAGAAGCTCCAATTTGGGGAGACCAAACAACCCTCTTCGTTTTCGGCTAAAGATAGCATCTGAAATACAAACACAGTTAGAGCCAGAAAGTAACATCAACCCACGCTCCGAAACGAACAACACAGCATCATCTATTTGGGTAATAGATTCAGGATTCGTGCACACATCTCGGCATACGGGCTGTTTTGCACTCAAGGCACCATTACTCAATGTTTGCAAAGCCCACACCCCCTCGGTGGTAAAAGCATACACTGGGAATTGACCATACTGCCCCTCGCTCAAAGCGCGAACCGCAGCTGATAATCCGATAATTTCGCCACCTCCCAAAGTATTTATCCTTCCTGCTTCAAAGAAAAAAGGGTTGTTCACCTCTGAAGTATAGAGCTTGTTCGAGAGCTCCACTAAGTCATCTGTATTGGTTATCGTTTGAGCTCCAACCTTGAAATGCTTCTCGCTCTTTATTTTACAATCAAAACCCAACCAAGCGTACGAACCATTCAAGAATGGATGACCATACATGGACACTGTCATAGCGAAGTTTTGAGCATCCCCATGTCGCACCGTTACCACCGCTTTGTAAGCGTTTCTATTTGGGTGATAAAGATAAGGCAATGGCATATCGCTAGTCACAGAGCCGCAATCCACCTCAAATTCATATTCTCGACCATTCTCTCGTATATAATAATCAATATGCATTCTATATACTTTTGAAGGCGAGAACACCTCTGTATGTTCATACCCTTCTCTTTGAGAGGACGAAGTTAGGAGGGCTTGGTCTTCGTAAGCTCTCTCCCATCCAAATCCGCGGAACAGATGCTTTTTCAGCCCCGAAAGATTCAATCTAGAATTAAAAGCAAAACCAACAGAAGGGCACAAGGTGTCATGGGAATCATAGTCGTCCGTCATCGTTTCCCGATTCACCAACGACCTTAAGTAGTCTCGTGGGATACCTATATCCTGCTTGCCCCTTTTAAGGTCAGCAATAGTAAAAGAGGTAAGATAATAAAAAGTAGAAGTACTCGAAAGCTGCTCACCAATATATTTCTCATCAAACGCAGGAAGCTGCTTCTTCCCTTCTTTCCCTCCAAACATTTTCACAGGAATAGTATTGTACGCTATATTCCCAAAGAGACCTCCATTCACATTTGAAGTTCGCTCCCCGAGCCATCTATCGTCGGATAATTCACTGTAGTCTTGTCCGTTCTGGTCAAACGTGGGAACTCCCTTGGAAACAAACACATCCACCCCCTTAATAATATCTGACCATCGCTCAAGCTCTGAAATATTTGTGACAGATACCAACTGAAGAGAGTGAGAAAGACAAGACATAGATTTTCCATCCTCTGAGATTATCGGCATTACACCAGAAGTAGTCTGCATAAGAATAGGGGCTGAGTGATGCACCAGACTACCATCATACAAACGCAGGGCATAACGAACAAAGAAAGGATAAATAAAGCGCCCCTTCTCCACGCCCTCCTCCGCCACCATTTTGACGGCTTCTGCCATAGCATGATTCAATCCTGATTTCGTCAAATCTAGAGACTGAAGTCGGAATGTCCAATCGCCCTTCAAGCCAAACGAAAGACGAACCTCGGGAAAATGATTTCCCAGCACCTTATACCCTCCATTTGTCCAAAGCAAATACTCTATACAAGAATCCTTGAGTACCATCAACACATTACCCACGGCAAGCACCTGCTTAACTCCGTCTGCCGAAACGCCTAAAGGCAAACGCCTCGAGCCCGCTTGATGCAGCTCATTATAGGGAAGCCAAAATAATTCGCCCCCACTCCATAGTATGAGATTTTTCTGATTGGGCACTTGATGCATAAACAGTATATCATCGTTAGGGCTTAACGATGCTATCTCACTAGGTGGCAAAATAGGGGAAAGCCCCGAACCATCATTGGACAATGATTCAGAAAACAATAGTTCCCCATCTGGACAAACCAGCTCTGGCGGAGTAGTGGTGTATCCTCGAAACAGAATGTCTTGTATCATAACAGAAGGATTGATTTATTCTAAAATCGTCTATATACTCGCGCTAAATACCAAATGCCGCCTGCGATGAGTGCCACGATGCCCAAAATCGGCAAAAGTCCATAGTACCACGGATGACGCGTTACTACCTTGCGCGCCTTGTCGGTGCTGTGCTTGGCTTGGTAGATAGTGTCTACTCTGGAGATGCGCAGTGTGTCGTGCCTAATGTGCCACCGCTCGCGCCATCGCTCTTTGATAAGGGTTGCCCCCTCGGTGTAGATGCTATCGCGAAAAAAAATGCTGTCGCGGTGGTAAATGGTTTGCCGTAATGTGTCGCGCTGTGTTACTCTCAGCGTGTCGTGCTTGGTGATGGTGCGCGTTATCTCTTTTGAGGTGGTGCAGCTTGCTAGGATGATAGCAAACAAAGCGGTGAGGATATATCGTATCATGATTCTTGTGTATTTAGTTTGTGACGTATAAAGATGCGCTTATATGGTATTTTGCCATTTACCGTCAAATTGATTCCAATCTTCGCAGAATTGGAGAGAATTTCAAACTGCTCTGGACTATACTTGTCCAAAAAAGAAACAGGAACGCCCATCACACCTTTATAGTCTGATGGAATCGCGCTTGAGAATGGGACCTCTATAGCTTCAAAATTATCATACTGGTCGTAAGATTTCTTGCCCTTCATTTTCTTGTTATGCAGCAAATTCCCTCTCATTGATAAAAGGGACAGTGGCTGATGACGACGACCGTGTTCTAAGTTAGTAAACCAGCGAACTCCAGTCACCCTTACATACTTGCGCCCTTGTTCATCTACTCTCCACTTCTTCGCTGTTATAGGTCTGTCAAGCGGTATTTTGAATTCCCGATCTCCGCTGTGTATTGTTGCTCCTAGCCACGTTTTGTTTCCTTTGATGAGTGGGAACACTTCTTTATAAGTAATTGCATCCATATTCCCCATAATAGAAAACATCTTGTTCCCCTCGATGATCCATGCTATGAACTCACGAAACAACGAAAAAGGAGGGTTGGTGATGATGATGTCGGCTTCATCGCGCAAAGCCGTAACTTCGGGACTGCGAAAATCGCCTGCACCTTCTAGGTATGTCCAACAACTTTTTCTTTCCTGCTTCGTGATGCAAAGCATCTTCCCCTTCCCCTCTCCGTTGGTTGCAGCGCCTTTTCTCGCTTCTTGAGAGATGCAAGTGCAAATCAACTTCTTAAGTCCTAGCGCGTTGAAGTTATCCGCAAAGTAGCGCGCAAACATACTCTCCTCGGGGTCGTCACAAGGGCAAAGTATCGTCTTTCCGCGAAATACTTTTGGGTTGTGAGTTATGTATGCGTTCATCTCTGCTTCAATGTCGCTGTACATTGTGTAAAACTCATCATTTTTCGCTGCCCTTGCTTTGTTTAATTTCTTGTTGTCTGCCATACCTATATAGATCTTTTACACAATCGTCACCGTTATCTCCTCCCCCTTCTTTTGCGCTTCGTGCATCATCTTGTAGAGTTTTTCAAAGGTCGCGCGACTATTTAAGACGGCTCCAATCTGCTTATTTTCCCCTACTAGGATACAGCCGTGCGTATCCTGCGCTGTGTTCCCCGCGTGGATGAGTACACCGACAAAGCCCTTCACACCCACAAGGCGCGGTAATTTGCCACCGCATACTTTTTGGTAGTAGGTTTGGCGTGAAAATCGGGGGCTTACGCTGTCCATGTCCACGCGATACGTACCCGTGGGGATTGCCGTCTCGCCGTGCACTTTGATGCGCTTAATAACGTCCTCGGGCTGTCTATCGGTTAGCCCTCTATCTTTGTCTTCGAGCGTGTCGCAGATTCTTTTTCCTGCGATTTCTAATTGCCCGATTGTATAGGTATCGCGTTTTGCGATTCGTCTTAGATATATGTTCATCGTTTCTAGTTGTCTTTTAAGTTTGGGGCGCGGTTGTTAGGTTTCCGCGCCCCTTACTCTGTTGTGTTATTCGGATTCTCCTTCTTTCTTTTCTTTTAGTTCGCCTAAGTCAATGTCAAAGTGTCGCGCCGTCTTATCTACGAGAATGCGCTGCGCTATCTTCGCCCACTTAGCATCGTTGCACGAGCTTTCATTTTCCAACATCGACCAAAATTGCCAAAAACACACTGCACCAGCTACAATGTTTGCCAACTTCACGGGCAATCCCTCGAAGATATAGGTTTCCATCAGATATGCAAGGACGGTCACGGAGTACACCTTTATAAGCGTTACAAACACTCTACCTGCATACCTAGATTTGAACTTTCCATCATTAGTTCCGGGGTACTTCTTCTTTACTCGTCGTGATAACGCCCAAGCCGTATAACAGTCAAACAGTATGGCGATTGTGCAAATCACGATGAAAGGCAATGTCGGCTGCAGAAGTGCAACCACCCCCCCAAATGTGCTCACACAATACCTGCCACAATGCGTGACAAAAGTTTTCAATACTTCTTGCATAGGATAGTATATTTCTAATCCATTCGGTCAACGAATTGACGCAACTCATCATCTTCGCGGCAAACCTTATCGAACATCTCCCTTGGAGATGAGAAGTACTCAGGGTATAGAGGTTTTGCCCCCTTAAGGTCTTCCATGAGAGCCTTAAAAATAGAGTAAAATTTATTCTCTAGTCGAGCAGCCTCTTGCCGTACGATTGATTTAATCAGAGTTTCTGGAGACTTCAAAATCTCAACAATCGTCGCGTTTAACGGAGGGTAGCGCCCCTCCTGCTCGTTATAGCTCTGCCCTCCCCCATAAAAGGCAGAAGAGATTACACTTTCTAGGGCGTGAACCTTTGTGTCTAACGTGTTTTTTACCACGTTGCTGGGGGTTATCTTCTTTTGCCCTTGGAATTTGTCGCCCTTGAATGAGTAGCCAAAATTCGTATCATACACTATAGTGCACACACCATTTTCGCCTTTGGGCTTGTAGGTTACACAATATATTTCTTGGAAAAAGTCCAGTCGACGGAACGCGATTTTTTTTGCGTCTGGGTCTTTTTTTAGAGCCTCATCAGTTTCGGGGTCAACCCGCCCTAGAAAGGACGTATCGAATGGAATGCGCTCGCAAAAGAACGTTTTTACATCCTTTCCCACGACTCGGAATAACGGCTTCCCCGTATCCTGCTTTTGGATAATAGCCAAGCCAATACGACCGATGTCACCGTCTCGAGTCCCTTCAGGAAGCATAATGTCTTCAACGAGCGCTTGCAAGCCGTCGCTTTGGCTTCCCCCTCCGCCATCGTTGCTTGTCGTTGGCAGTAATTCGCGCTTAATCTTTTCTCCGTCTATGATATCCGAACGAGACAACAAATCCTTAGTTGTCGCCTTTACTTCCTCCTTCGTTGCTAATGGAGCTAAATCGGGCTTCTTCACAACACCTTTTGGTAATAGCTCCTCTCTTAAAAAGCCCCCGTCCAACAATAAATCACCCAAAGCCACCTTCGGTTCCGCCCCTTGACTATAATACCGAACAATCTCTTGCCCAGTTGATGGGTCTCTCACAACAACCTCAATACGACCATCTGGCAATTTTTCTCCCTTCTCTGTGTACATAACAGTTGAATTTGAAATTAATAATTAAAAAACACTGGGCTTACGTCTGCGCTTTCTCATACGACCACCCAAATTATCTCTTATGCCTGCTAAGACTTCCACCTTACGCACCTCCCATCTCCCTCGCGCACTCGGGTTGGTGATAGCCATCCAATCAGACAAGACACAAGCAACCGCGTATTCGTGTATCAGACGTTCCAAATACAAAAGAGTAGTTTCAGAAAACTCAATAGGAACTGACAACTCCAAAACATATTCGTCTGTTTCTACGAGGTCATCACGCTGCACTGCGCCTTCTTCCAATCTACGCTTGGTATAAGGGAACAAAGCATCCGCAACTTCCGCAAACGCTAAGTCAAGAATCCTACGAACGCGGTCTCTGTTTCCATCTTGCCCCACATCAATGACTGGGTGTCTTGCGTGTTCATGCTCCAATGGCAGCTGCATCACATCGCCTTCAACATAAGCAAGATTTTCAATGCTATACAGTAGGTTCTTAAAAGAGAACCTCAACTGCTGAACGCTTGTCGCATTTTCTGTGCGATACCTCTCGGCACAACCTCCGCAACACGAACTAACCTCGCTGGGGACGCACACGCTTTGCGAGGGCTGCTTGCAATAACACAAGTTCTCCATTTGCCAATTCTCCATATTCTTTCGCATCTGCCTTGTTCGTCACCAAAAACCACTCGAAAAGCGAAGAGTAGACCAAGTAACGATGAATGCAATCCGCAATAGTACTACGCGCACTTTCATTAAAGTTTGAAGGCATAGACAAACTAAGTGTCTGCGTAGACTTAATATCTAGTAGTCCATTATTTGCCGAAGCTCCGCCATCCACCAAATATTCTGAAAGAGCCAACTTCAGCTTTGACCACGCAGAAGACACACTACGCTGGATATGACCCACATCGTCTTCGTCTTCATCGGCTTGCATTGCTGCAATCAAATCTGGACGACCTTCATACACTCGGCTTTTCCCAGTAAGATAACTGTCGTTATAGACCTCAAACACCACATCGGGCATCGAAATCGAAATAGTAATATCCTTTTTCGCCATTTCGTTTTTATTTTTGTTTGAACCACTCTCTACGAGGACGTGTCTTGCTATACACCTGCTCACGCAGCGCTTTCAACTCTAACTCAGCTTGTGACTTGTAGAACGCAGCATCTTCCCTAGACAACAGCATCAACCAACGCGCCAGCACGTCATAGACGAAATAGGCATTTGCGTGCCGCTCCAGCTCAGAAGACAGTTCGCGTGGGAACGCGTCGGATAAACTAAGCCCCAAGTTATATACCCCACTCTCTTTCTCTTGTGTCCAAGAACTCGAGATCACGTCTTTCAAAGCATTAACAAAGTAGAGGGCTGAAGACTCAAAATGTTTTTTCAGATAATCCACGTCATCTTGCAAAGCGCTCACTCGTTCATACTCTGAAGACTTGGCACCAATATAAGCGGAACTTTCGCATACCTCATCCAAGACCCTAGAAGGGTTTACACGTATTCTGTATTCTTTCATATAACCTTGGTTTTAATATCCTAAACCCCATCTTCTTCGCCACTCCTTATTCCGCAGGCTAATAGTAACTGCGTCCCACAACGGTACATCCGTGGCATCCATCCAATCGAGCAAAACGGCTGCCCTAGAAACACCAGTGTAAAGTCCCTTCCCCTGTGCACTATCGCTGTAATAGATGTTTTTGCGCTCTACGATATATCCCTCATCGTATCGCACTATTTCAATACTATAAACAGGTTCATCACGAAGTGTCGTCGGATAGGTGCAATACTCTTCTTGTCGTGGTATTTGACGCCTTGAACAGTACCATCCATGCAACACCACAGCACGGTGACCATTATCGTCTATGACAGGGAGACCCACAGCTTTGTACAACTCTTCAGGAGATAGTATTTTCCACCCATTATCTTCCTTAGGCTCTTGAACGGTATTGGGGTCAAACTCGAAGGCACGCCCATCATAGGCATCATCAGGCAAACCATTATTAGTCAATTTGTAGATTTTCTCACTTCTCCCTGAGCCGTTAGAACGAACTGAAAAACCCTCGTGGAAAATTGCACCATACCCCAACTTTATGGTGCGTTTATCCCCATATCGCTCATACATCGTATCCGAGGTTAGTAGGTTCCCTTCTTCGTTATATTTCCCATAGTCGAAATCTTTACTAGGGAAGTCAGTTGCGTGGTTATCTGGATAAACACGGACGTTTAATTCCTTGTTGATTTCACCGACCACCCATCTCACCAAAGATTGCACCGTAGTCTTTTCGGTCAAACGAATAAGGGAGAGAGACTGCCAACTGTGAGGCACATTCTTGGAGCTATTAAACAACATTCCATTAGGTCCTAAATCGTACAGGGGGACCCCTGTGACGCCGTCTTGGAATCTGAGTACTGGGACTGAGCTAACGATAATTTTTTTCTTTTTCCCCTTTTCGTCACGTTCGTTCGTTTCTACTTCTTTCTTTTCGTAGCCTATCACGATGCTAGGGAATCGCATCCCTTTGCCGTAGATAGAAAAGTTACTACCACTAGCCTCTATTCGCTCTTCACCAACCACATCTGTTTCAAGATGCCGAACTACTGCATTCTCGATGAAAGCCTTTTTCGCAAAAAATAGATTCGTAGCCGTGAACTCTCTTTGTTCGCCTTCTCTCCATATTCTCGGAGATTTATCTGGAGAATTGTTCGCGTCTGAAGTGTGAGAAACAAGGCATTCATAATACTTACCTTTGTAAGATACAATATCGTGATACAATTCGCCTGCACGTCCTGCCATATAGTTCGACAACACACGCCACTCACCATAACGCGCTGTCACACCATAACTCCTAGAGCTCGCCACATAAGGCGTAGCAACAATACCAACCTCCAATTTAGGCATACAAATATGAACCTCGCGGACTCTTCTATTTTCAAGGGGGTACACACGGAACAGCAGATTTCGCACATCATTACCAGACAATGTCCCTGTCTTAAAAGTCAATGTAAAGAACTGCCAATCGCGTGAAAGTTGCCAATCCACATATCCATCTGCTCTAAGTGCTGTGAAATTACCGTTGACAATTGCTTTCTCCGAAGCGGCAAGAAGATTGGGATACAGATGCGTAGCCAAGTGCATTTCGCTAAAATCGTTCCCTGTCCCTCTCGCCCAAAAGCTGAGAGTGTACCACGACTGCTTTTCAACTCGAGAAAAAAGACCATCAGAAGAATACAGCTCTTGTTGCAGAATTTCACGATAGTGCACCCGAGACGACGGCTCTGCAATCATTGAGGAATAGTAATTCTGTCCCTTGAATTGTTTCCTCCCATTGAACAAGCCCTGCACCCCTATCTTCTTAATTTGGTCTGACAGAATAGGATTTTCATCCTTGAGAGAATAAGTCGACTGAACACTCCATGCCCCTAACTGGTTATCGCTTAAGAAATCGGTATCGTCTAACAGATTGGGATTAACGCCAGTTTGGTACACCCCTATCAGTTCACACGCGGAGCTCTTGAAAGTTCCATCTGTAAAGAAAGTTTTACTATATCTCCAAGCATAGGGGAACTCCTCTGTAGGTGCGTGGAATTGCTCTCGATACCATGCACGACCATCAGAAGTCACAGCACCAGCCGTCAACCCCTCTGACATTCGAGTGGTCACATAGTAGGTTTCTACGCGATCTATTCCACGCGCAGCGCGAACGACTTGTATATTTCGAGAAGCTGAGATTCCCATCCTATTCTTTTTCTGCTGTGATATTCAACACCATGTCGCCCCCCGATTGCTGCGCGTGAGAGAGTAAGACTTCAAAAGTTTTGGAACGTCTTGTAAAGTCAGTATCAGGAATAGAATCGTCCGCTTTGTTTAGAGGATTGCCCGAACCATCCATCAGCAAGAAACGGAACGTATAACCTGACACTCCAGACGTGCTGCCACGCGTCACTACTTTCGGGCTATAGACAATCTTTTGTTTTGTTGGGTCAGCGAGGTCGATGACCTCATCGCGGTTGGGGTTGCATACAATTTCGTAAGGGTCACTTACGTCAAGCACCATCTCTACGTCACTCCCAATAAAACTGCTGCCTTTGTGTACTAAAACACGAAACATACCCTGCGTATCAACGTCTGTATCTCGCACATCAATCTCCTTAACCTTACTATTCTGTAGACCATTAAAGACATCCCAACCATTTGCCGTGACGCGTTGCCAAGTATAGGTAAAGTCATTGTCCTTAACCTCTACACCTTGTTTGTAGACCACTGCGCGCAAACGGCATGTCTCTCCTTTTGCGGTAATAAGGTAATTTCCCAAATTGCCAGGAGCAATCACCACTTTATATGCAGCCCCAGTATAGGGGGTGATAGGGATTGTGTAAGTAGCTTGCACCACATCCGCGTGAGTGCCAACCACCACACGCGCTTTCATTGTGATAGAAACGCTCGCACGACCACTAATAGGAACGAGATTCTTAAGAATACGCAATCCGACAACACGCTTGTGCTGTTCGTTTTCTTCTTCCACGATTTGGAATGCACCACTCACACTGTTGTCTAAGATGACATTTCCCACCAGTCCAGAAGAGACAAGGTTGCTTCCGAATTGGATTTTCTGACCATTGAAGAAAAACTCGGCATCATTTCGAGATACAGAAATCACACCTTCAGAAGCACGAGAGGAAGTTACGATAAGCATCAACTTTGGCTTGTCCTCCTGCTGCAGGTTAGACGCTTCAAAGTTAGGATAGCAAGCATCGCCATCATACTCCTGAAATACATCGCCAGATGGCGAATAGATGAAACAAGTGAAAGTCGCACCGCGGTCTATCACCTTAATCGTTCTTGATGCACTTGCCGTTGCCATTATCTGTCCTCCGTTGATTGGGTTTCTTTTTCACTGTTTTGCGCAGAAGGCGGCAAGGGACGATTCTTCACTCCAAGACGTTCTTCTCTGGCTTCTTGCGGGTTCAACAAGACACCGCCAAGCGCAGATACCACAGAGCGCAATTCCCCCTCCTCCATTGAGGGACAATCTCCTCGCAAATCTTCCTGCCAAAGCAAGTAACAACCATCAGAAGTTGTATTCCTCAGTTCGCAGAGATTGCGTTTCTCCGCTTCTGTCTTCGATACTTTGATGTAAAAAGCCATGTTCTATTCGTTTTAATCTGTTGCGCCTTTATCTTTCCAGTCTAAGCGGAGATTTCCGCCGTATATTGGGTCGATAAAGTTTGTAGGTATTGTTGGAGCAGAAGTATGTTCATCGTGTAATTCCCAAGCAGCCCCACCATCAGCCGTGCCGCGCTGCGTCCACCAGTCAAAAGACAACACCCTGTCAGGGTTCGGCACAATGCCAGACGTATCCTCCACCACTGCACGAGGGTTCAAATAGTATTGTTGCCTGCTGACGTTTGTTGGAACCGCAGTAAAGTAAGGGTCTTTCAAAAATGGGATTCGTCGAGTGATACTGAAAATCCTATCAGTCCAAACAGAAGTGCCCTTCTTTCGACAGCGACATCTAATCGTTATCACTTTCGCTACTTTAGACCTATACACACTAAGCACTCCCTCTGCGGACAAAGCAACAACCCCCCTTTTCACCGACGAGTGATTCCACTCCACAAAAATAGGAGATTCGTTTCCTCTCACCCCAGCTATTTGCACTTCCCACTTAGTTTCTAAGTCTGGCTGGTCCATGGTTTGACCACTCACCACCAAAGTCGGATGGACCTCCACTGTGGATTCATCTCTCAGTGGGTTATAAAAAGACTGAGGAGCGATGTCTAAAAGAAGTGTTGGAGGGGCGGCAGCTGCGTTTCGACATCTCACCACGTGAGAGATTTGCACGTGGTGAACATCAAGCGTTCTTTTGTCCACATGATCAGCTTCAAAAACAAGCGTCAACGCACTTTCTGGCATTGCATTTTGCATCACCTTGAGCCGACCAGCATTCTCACCACCTGCCTTCTCCCAACTAAAATAAGCGTCTCCACTAGAGGGAATCTCGCGTTTGCGCCCCCCGACCTCCAGCAATGTCCACTTCAGGTTTACCAACTGAGGGAGAGCGTTCCCATTAATATCCCCTTCTTGGTCACTCACATTGACGTAAGGGGACAGCACAAGCGGGGCTAAAGTATAATCAGGTGTGTGAACAACACCATCATAGAGTTGTTGGTCGGTCACACTACTCGTCACTACAATTCCCTCACGGAAGGAAAAAGGCTTTCTTATTATGTCAAAATGTTGTACTGCCATACTTCTAGTATTGGAAACTCACGTTTCTTAATTGGGGCTTTTCTTCGGTGCCCATATCCACTCGCACCGTGGCGGTAAACCTTATCAGCTGTGGCATCTGACCATCTTCCAAATCCAAGTCTTCGATGCCAAGTGTTATGGATTTCCCTGCATGTTGATTCCGCGCATTCCACACCGCATCGCTCGCTTCTCGCGCGCCAGTGGTCGAACTCTCCGAATAGCGCGACCAGCGAATTGCACCTTGCGGAAGTTCATCTACAATCTCTCTACCATACAACCGAACGGTAAGCGTGAGTGTTGCTTCAAAGTGGTCCAAATCATAGAGTTGCTCCTTTTCCTCAAATCCCACCTCCAGGCGCGAATCTCCCTCAATCATCAGCCAGTCTGGAGAATTCCACTTCGGCTCAGTTCGCGTGCCTGTCTTCATGCACCGCCACCGACAACCATAGTGCCACACGTCCGATGTTTCCAAGACACCACTATCGGGGTTCATCGCGGCGTGGTAATACAGCGCATCTTTCCGCCAAGCCCCTCGGTCGACTATCGACACAATAGGTCTTCCATAGGCATCAGTGTTCACCAAATGCACCTGCGCAGCCCCCACCGCCCCAAACACCGTGAGGTTGCCACGAATCACCACATCTCCCCCCACCTCGCTCGGGAAGTCCTTCCGACCATCCAAGCATTCGCAGGGCTTATCTATAGGGCACGTGTCAGCCATCTTCTAAAGTTTATGATAGTTGTACTTCTTCTGGCGCAGCAACACTGGGTGGAATTGTCGCAGGACGCGAGCGGATAGGATTAAGCCCTCCGCCCATCAAGGAATTTGCCCCTGATGATAGAACCTCCGCTTCGCTCGCCTGACCTAGTTTTTGACAAGACAAAGAGGCGGTCATGTAGATTAAAGCATGCTTAAGTTTAGAGGGGAAGTCTAAGGTGCAATCATCTTCCGCCCCTTGCAAGCGAGGCATGCCCACATAACGCGCATCTGCCACACTGCCGTTAGAGGTAAAGTATTCCACGCACATACCATCTTCGCAAGGCACAATGGCAACAACAGGGCGGTGCGGATTCCCCCTCACTCCTACCCATCTGCTAAACTGCTGTGGATAGAGCGCATCATCAGGGGTGATATAGCCTGTAACACCATAATCCCAATCAGACATTTTGAAGTATAGAAAACGAAGATAATCCGAAGGGAGCTGAACGCGCCCCGCGCCTCGTTCTAATCTTGACACAGAAGAGCCTAAAAACGACTTGCCCCCTTCCAAATATCGTACATCGGCACGAGATAAGACAAGCTGCGCAGCAGGCTCCACTTGGTGACGAATCACCTCGTCAAGAGTCAACGTGTTCACCTCACGCAGAAACTGAAGGCCATCGTCAGTCACATTCTCATCCATCGCCACGCGAATATCGCGGACAAGTTGTTTTAGACTCAACTGCATCTCGATTTACATTTACTGAATTTCAAAAACTACACCTGCATCTGACAGTGCCTTTTCCAAAGCAGCACGACTGCGCACAGACGAAGCAGCAACACCCAGCTTTTCAACAGCGTATTCTCGCGCATCGTCCACAGAGGGGAAACTCATCTTCATTGCCAACTTGGGCTGAGCTTCTTCTTGAGCTTCCGATGCTTGCTCTTCACTTTCGGCAACAGAAGACACAGCGTTGTCGTCCTCCTCCCCCTCCAGCACAACCTCATCGAGAAGCACAATTCGCCCCTCTTTGAAGTAGTTCGACTGCTCAATGATCGTCTGAAAAAACTTATTATCGGTGCGATATTCCGCTGGGCTTGCGCCAAACGCGTTCTGCGAGCCGTGCTCAAAATGCAAATGCAGGCGCGGACCATTCCCCAGCACTAGGGTCCATTCTTGGAGACCAGGCGCACCATATACTTTTAATACTTTCATACATTAGTCTTTAATAGAAGGCCGCGAGTTTCGCTTCTTTCTGTTACAAACTCGCGGCCACCAATTTTACCACTCTGCAAAGAAAGGAGAGACTAGCCTTGGAAGTCGCCCTTCACTTCTTTCCAAGTAGTACCATCCCATTGCCACATTTGACCTTCAGCAGAATTAGCACTAATGCTAGCCACCGCTTGTTGGAGATAGTAGATACGTCCCACAACCAAATCCCTTCCTGTTGGAGCTGTGCTTTCTTTCCAAATTCCGATATTCTGAATACCATCCATCGGTGCTGTAGTTCCTTCACCGTCAATCCAAATATGGCAGTTACCCTTCAACGCTACAGCATCCCACACGATGGCACCGCTACGCTTGGCTTCTTCGCCCTCAATATCATCATTGAAGCTCTTTTCGCTAGAACGCACATAGCGCACCAAGTGGTCTAAGCTCATCAATGCACCGCTATTTGCCCAGTTAAGTTCATCCAAGGCTGGTTCATAAAGCAAATCAATATCACCAAACACTGTCTTCACTGACACAACCGACCAACCTATTTTGTTTTCTTTGGTCTCGATTTTCACCTCGGGATGCTTGGAGTAGTCAACACACTGCAAACTTTCCAATAGGTTCTTACCCAATAGTGCCGTACAAGAAGAAGGCTTATCATTACCAGTATAGAACATTTTTGCAAGAGCAATAAGTTCCTCGATAACCCACTTGCCTACGTGGCGCAACTCACGCTTAAACTGCCAACGAATTCCCTCTGTTGTATACAGATACTGCATACCAACTTTCTTAGTGTCCACTTTGATTTTACCAGCGCGACCAGCCCAATACGTACGATTACCTTTTCGTTTGAAATTCACAATAGCTTGCTCTGCTACTTGCGCCTTAGAGAAGGGAGTACGCTTTTTCTGAGACTCAAAGTAGTCAGAGATAATAGTATTGAATGCACGCTTTTGCAAATAAACAACACTTGGAGTAGGCAAGTAAAGGTCGGGTTCTACCTCCTTTTGAGTTTCATAAAGCGCATTACTCAAAAGGTAAATTTTTGTACCAGCAGGAATAGTAGGGATTTTACCAAACTCATCACTAGGATTAGCCTTTTTACCATTCATAGCTCGGACAATAGGATTACCTGTTTCGTCTGAAATTCCAGTGACAAGAAGCATCAAAGGCTGCCCAGGCGTTTGAGTTTTACCATCTGGAGCGTAACCTGCAACACCTGACACTAGGAGCGTGGAGTATGGACGTGCAAAGTTTGCATCTTTAGCTTCTAGGGGGATTGTCGTTTGGAACGCAGCACTTTCTGCTAGTTCTGTTTTTACAGTGACGAATGCGCGCTGGTCATCAATCATATAATGTTCTACCTCTGGCGAAGTAACTGGCACGTTCTTAGCCTTAATAGACAAATCATACAAGTGTGTGGCACAGCGGAAATTAAATAGGTTCTGGTCAATGTCACGTTCGACAAAATGACCCGCGCCAATTCCGCCAGTGGCTTCCGCTGCACCACTTACGGTTGTCGCTTGTCCAGGAACTTGAGTGTTCAAGCCCACCGAACCAGGTTGAGTTGTCAATGTCTTATCTGTTACATTGACGCTAATGTTGTCTGCCATTCTCTATATATTTTCAATTAAACAAATCCCAAACTATCGAGCCATCGCTGCTTGGCTAAAAATATCGTTTACAGGTCCAGCATTCATCGAGCCTGCGCTTTTGCCACCAAGTACGGGAACACCATCGCCTGCATCTCGCTGACGTAGCTTCTCTGTGATTTTTGTGTTTTTCCCTCGAACCTCACCTTCGTAGTCAGCAGCAGCCACATCTGCATCGTAGTCGATAGCCTTCAATACCATTTCCAAACTCTCCCGAGTGAAAATGCCCATGATAGCATCGTTGGCAATCTTGATGATTAACTTGAGGGCTTCGTCTGCTTTTTCATCTGTAAGTCCAAGCTCTTCTTGTACTTTATCAAGTTCTGTGAGGGATGCCGAAAGGTTTTCTTGATATTGTTCCTCTAGCTCTTTCTCCTTCGTTACACGCTCCAAGTATTCCTTTTGCGCTACAGCAAGTTGTTCCTGCTTTTCAGGGTCTTGTAATGCTTCCTGCAACTCTGGTCCGAAACGCTTCACCAACGTCACAACGGGGTCGCCGCCGTCCATCCAGTCTACCATCATGGCAGCCGCCTGAGGGTGGGAGTTGAACATTGAGGTCATCTTCCCTTCTCTTTCGCGCATTGTGGAGTTTTCGGTCTCCAAGGCATCCATGTCATCTGAGAATTGACCATATCTAGTGTCCTCATCTTCAAAGTCGATGTCTGGATGCTTCTCTTTCATTCGCGACAAGAAAGCCTCGCGCTTGCTCATCGCAGGGGTTTTATTATCTCCCATCTGTTTCTGTATTGGGTTCTATAAGTTCTACATACGCGAAAATAACCCATACACGCACTAAACACTACATAAATATTTATCGACACAAAAAAACACTTCACGAATTTCACAATCCATGAAGTGTCAAACCTTTTCATACGTAAATCAAATAATAACACCCTGCGAAGATAGTCGATAATGCTATCTTGCAGGGTGTAAATCTTAACTAGGAGGAAGTTGAGACAACTCCAACAACGTGTCTTCTATCGTTTTTTGAGTATTCTCGCTCACGTCTATTGTGGTGGCTTGCAACTTGGGGATGGCATATTGCATCAATTTCTCAGCCACCATCAAGCGGTCTTTGGGGTCGAGCGTGAGAAAGTCGCTGCTCATCTTGCCGCTGCCGCTATATTCATCGAGCAAGACCTTGATGGTGGCGCGCATGTCTGCCGTCACCTTGTTGGGAGTGCCCTTGGCTCGCCCTCCATATCGCTTACCTTTTTTTATTTCTGGCATAGTCGTAGTTTTGCTTTGTGTGAGTAGCGGAGAGGGGACGGTAAGCCCTCCTCTCCACTCATCACTAGTTATTTGATGGCGCGCACATCGTTGATGGCATCTTCCATCACTTGCTGCATTTCGGCTTCCAAAGCCTTCACCTCTTCGGGGGTTGTGGCTTCTTTGAGGTCTTTGCGCAGGCTGTTCACTTCGCTCACGGCTTCATCCATCACCTCATAGCGTTTATACTCCTTGCTGTTTTTTCTGAAATCCACTCTTCGCGCCACGCTCTCGGGGTCGTTCTTTCCGTCGGCTTCCTCTCTCTCATAGCCCAGCACGCGCACCTTGGTCTTCTCATACTCGTCTTTGAGGGCATAGAAGTTGCGCTTCACAGCGGAGGTGTGCGTGACGCCACCGCTCGTGCTGAAAAAGTCTTTGAGGAAGGGGATGTGGCGCGTGTCGAGTTTCTCACCTTGCACCAAGTTGGCGGTCGTTTCGTAGGTGTTGCCCACCAGCGTACCGACACCGCTCAAGAGTCCGAGTGCGATGTGCTCAAACTGGCTCGGATTGAGATTGACAAATCCTGGGGTGTATTCGTCTCCTCCTGTCATGTCGCTCAATGCTTCGCTTATCTTGATGGAGATATTGCTAGTGCGATTGTTGGCGCGTCTATATTCAGGCAAATTCTCGTTGGTATATTCATTGACAATGGGGCGCCCTGTCCAGTCTTTATTGGCGATGTTTTCCGCAAGGGGACGCAGAGAACTAGGCACAACGTTCAACCACCAGTCTTGCTCGCTCGACCCCATGCTAAGCGGCATCAAGTCAAGAGCGATGTTAAAGAGACTTCTCGTCATAGACGTGTAGTCGCCCTTGGGATAGAAGAGCCGCTCGCTCAGCAAACCGCCCATGGCATAAGCACTGCGCAAACCAAAACCGAGGGGTATTTTCACCCAACCCACCTTAGGAACAAAGAGACAGAGGCTGTTTCTGCGTGCCGTTTCTGGAAGGTCTTGATAGTGGTCGTCGTCGCCACCAAAGAGACCCGCGAGCAGGTTGTTGATAAGCGGCATTGCGAAGCCCAAAGCCACCCACTTAGCCACGAAGTGAGCAATGAAACGCTTCGGATTTTTCTTGGCAAGTTGCCACTGGTTGTGGAAACCCTGAACGTTGGCATTGGTGAAGATGACGAAGTTCTTAAAGAACGATGCCGTCTCGCCCGACATTCTCAACCATCGTCCATCGTCCTTGCGAATAGCCTTGCTGCCTGCCCCCTTCTTATTGAAGTTAGTAGTTATCTCCTTGGCATCCCACACAGAGCGCGCCACGCTACGTCCCAACTCTCGACTGGTACGATAAGTGGCAAAACGCGTGATGGCTTCACTGCAAGAGCCAAAGAGGTCTACATATTTCGTCACAAGTTTTGCCAACTTCACGGGGCTGTACTTTCCGCGCTGCATCTCTTTCGCAATGTCGGCAATCTCGCCTTTATACTCCTCGGGGTTCAACAAGCGCGTCACACCAGTTGCGCCACCGTTCATCATAAATTCGTAGAACATTCGGTCTTGCGCATCGTTCATGTCGAGAGTTCCACTGTTGTAGCGTGCCGTCAAACCTACGACTTGCCCTACTGCCGAAATCCAATTCCTCTGCAAACGACCCATATATTGAGGGTCAATCGCCCCTTCCTTCACTCGTGCAGCTTCCATGGCATAGAAGCGGTCGCGAATCAAGTTGCGGAAGATGAACTCGGGATTTCGTTGGGTAGCCATTTGCGCAAGGAAGTTATTGAGATTGCGTAGTCGCTTCAAGAAATCATTGGAGATAGCATCGGGATTAAAGCGCCCATTTACGGCTTGCGCCACACGTGGGTCGCCATTCACTGTGAGCAATTTGTCACGACCAAGCACTTTCACCAACACTTGATGCTCGCCAAGGTTACTCCCCAATACACGGTACGGCATATCAGGACTTTCCCTTAATGATTTATAGTGCTCTGGGTCATCCTTTACTAGCTCCTGCATGCGCTCCTCAAAGGCGCGTGTTTCATCAGCTATCTGCTGTGGGGTCGCTCCCTCGGAATGAGTAGGGCTTATCATTTCCCACTCATTGGTCACATCGTTCAAACGCAGATAGATAGAACTCATAGAAACCAAATCGTTGGGGTGAGCCATCACCATGCGATAAAAATGCTGCTTCATCAAGTTGCGATTGCCCTGCACAACGCTGCGCTCCGCCATGCTGCCTATATGAGCAATAGGGCTGTCGGCTTTGCTCTTACGACCATCAGCCCCTTTCAGCACAGCCCCCATGCCGTTTCCGTTGCGCTGATCTACATAGTCGTAAACTTCGTCACTGGTTTCCTCGGCAAACCCACGCAAGGGAACATACCATTGAAACATCGTTGTCATCTGCGAATAAGCTGCAGGGGTCAAAAGTCCACTCTTGTAGAGCTTCTCTACGCTTTCACGAGTGGCTTGATTTACCTTGCTCCACAATGCAGACAACTCAGCACCTGCCGCGTCCTCGGCTTCTTTCACTAATTGCAAGGCGTCACTCTCTATTTCGTCAAGCTCAGTCTTGTCTTCTGCGGTCATAGAGGTAAGTCCAGAGTAGTCTTTCTCTCTATTCTTCAAATACTCTTCACCTGCGTAGTGCGCACGGATAGCATCGTCCACTTGCAAGAATTCTTCAAAGCTACGTTTGCCTTCCTGCAACAATCGGCGGTTTTCTCTGTTTCCTGCGTCTTCGTTGTAAGCTCTCCACACGCTACTTGCTTCACTCGGGTTCTCCCATTGAGTATCAATCGCGTCACGCATGGCAAGCACGTGGTTACGCTCAAGCCCATGTTTGAGCATAAGATAGTTGTCCACCGCATTGCGCTGCTTCGCGGCTTCATCCATCTTGTCATACTCGCCCAAGCCTTCATCCATCGCATTGAGTTTATCTATCAAATATCCTGGAATTGCCTTTGATGCCACAATCTGAGAAGTTGCAAGGGGGTCAAAGTAGTCACGAGTATATGCTTTCATTTCCTCTTCGTTCATACTCGACATGCGGTTCTCTGCCCAATAGGCATTCTCCCATTCTTCGATTTTCACCCCTTGCTTCTCGAGTTGTTCTTGCAGCGTTTTAAGTGCAAGCATACTGTCTTGCCACTGTTCTTGCATCTTGTATCTCCAGTCTTTCACCGCCTTCTCATAGCCCTCGCGCACTTCTACTCGGAGTTCGTCCACCGACCTTTGCATTTTCTCGCGTGTATCGTTGTCGATGCGCTGTTCGCGGATTGTCGGAGCTTCATACGCACTTGAGTCTATGTTTCGTGGATTCACACCGCTCAGTAAGTCTGCTAACACCTTGTCAGCAATGTCTTCAGCACTTTCATACTTCACGCCTAATAACTTGGCTACAGCTTGCCAAAATCTTTGCAAAGCCATGCGCACGTTCGAAAACATTTGCTGCACAAGATGCGCACTTGCTGGCGAACCGTCTTTCTCCTTCATCTTTTGAAGTGCTTCTAGCAACTTGGCTTCTCCGTGTCTACCAGAGAATTGTGCCAATACTTCATCGGCTAGTGCGTCGTTGTTGTTTCTAATTGGACTATATATTCCGTTTGATAACACTTCGCGCCACTCTGGAAGGTCAGGCATCAATTCTTTGATTCGTTCCCAAAGTTCAGGATTTGCTTGACGAATGGCAGCCGCCCACAAGTGCGTGTATTCGTGGACGACAGCTTTTCCGTTGATAGTTCTGGGATTAACCCATATATTATTATATGAGGGAATAGCGTATCCGTCTATAGGTGCATTATACTTCGTTATTTCGTTAACATCAACGCCATGCTTATTAGCCCACGCCTCCCATTCAGCAGCAACACGGTGTTTATCCTCTTCGTCATAATGACGAAGATACTCTTCTAAAGCATTTACACCAAAGAATCTATCGTAAAATTCTAGAGATTTCTCACCACTGGCTATAACGCGACTATCCTTTTCAATCTCATCCCTGAACACCTGAACAATCTCGGCATCATAATTAGCTTCACTGTCAGATAATTCTCCTTCCGCAAAAGCCTTCATTTCTTTGGCATGTTCTATGCCTCCTTTTACATTCCTATATCTTAAGGCATCACGAAGGGAAAACAAAGGATGTCCTTTTTCATCCTTTGGAAGGTACGGACTTTCAAATTGTTCTTCAAATCTCAGACGAACCCAATCCCGCTTCACCTTTCGCTCGGAATAGAAAATATCAGCCCCTTCATTGTCCACACTAACATCCACTCCTGCATTGCGAAGTCTCAGTATCAATTGTTCTGCAATTCGCTCGTTATCAGTTTTTGCAGGTTCATTCTCTGAGATGTTTATGTGTTCGCGGTTTATCAGATTCGGATTAACCCCATTGAGCAAATCAGAAAGCACTTTGTCTGCCACTTCTTCAGCACTAGTGAAGTGCAAGCCCAAGAAGTCAGCGACACCCTTCCAAAAGCGTTTCAGAGCTTGGCGAACATTGTCAAACACGCTCGCCACCTTAGCTTTGTCAAACACACCGTCTGCTTCAGACATCGCCTTTTCTCTCGCTTCTGCTAAACGTTTTGCGCCATGTTTGCCAGAGAATTGAGCCAACACTTCATCTGCCAACGCGTCTTCATCATCTGCCAATTCGGGATACAGACGTTTCGTTTCCTCCCAAATCGGAGTACCACGAAGCAAGCCTTTCACATTTTCCCACTCAGCAGGATTCACTCTGCGCAAAGCATCAGCCCACAAGTGTGTATATTCGTGGATTGCCGTTTCGTCACTCGCCATCTTGGGGTCAAGGTAAATGCGACCGCCAACTGCAAAACCGCGCACCTCTCCATGCTGACCACGATAAAAGCGTATATCATCATTCTCATTATCAAAAGCACCCACATTATCCGTAGCACTCTTTATTTGAGAAGGAGTGTAGACAACATAGACAGTGTCGTATTTCCCTGAAACAGAAATACCGTCAAAACCATTTGATTCTACATTTTCCAAATAAGGAGCATTATCTATGTGGTTTTGAGCGTCCTCTTTCACCTGCTCTACGAAAGGCGTTCGCAAATTAAGAAAAACCTCCATTACACTTGGGAATTCGCCATCTCTTTTCTCTCCCTCTGCGTTATATTCTTCCGTATGCCATTCTGCCCCCTCTTTATCATCCACAAAAAAGAAACCAAGTTTAGCTATATCCACGGATGGGTTATTCTTTCCTGCCTGCTCTATATCAAATGCGAAGAACTGACTGCGCGTACCATGATACACCACTCGTGGCTCTCCATTTTCGTCCACAACCTTAGAAGCGTTCTCGGGATCATTCTCCCAATCTCCAAACCACTCTTTGAAAGATTCGGTGCGCACCTGCAACCACTGACGCTCCGTCAAGTTTGTAGGTTCACCATTGGGCGCAAGCATAAACGAACCATCGGACTGAGCTTTAGTTTTGATGGACTGCAGCTCTTCCGTAATAGAATTTTTACGCTGTTGGCGCAAATTCTCTCCAGAAAGTTTGGGGTTTTCAAAGCCTTTTATTACCTTTGCAGCATCATCAAAGCTATTAGCTGTTTTGGTAACGTCAGCGGAATTGGACCGCTGTTTGCCAATCCAGTTGATAGCTTTTTTTTCGTCTACAGCTACGAGCAGGCGGTCTTCATTTATCCATTTTAGTATTCCTTGTACGTTGTCTTTGGGGTAAATAGAACGCACACTATTCACCTTTACATCTAATGCTTTTTTGCCCTTGATTTCATCAAGGCGCAGTATTACAACAAAATTATTACCCTTCCTGTCTTCCAACTCGGTTAATACAACCTTGGTTCCTCCTACCGTTCCACTGTCGAACACCGCAATAGGTGCAGCCAAAGCTTTTGGCAAATTCTTGACATCTGTCAAATCAAAAGGATGGTCGTTTTTGTAGTCCTTGTCAGCTTTAGTTGCCAAACGTCGAGCGGTTAGTTGCATTGGCAAATCTGCAACACCAGCACTGCGCAAAAATGCACTAGGCATACCTAAATTGTAGACATGCCCTTTTCTCAATCGTCCCTCTTTTTGGGATTGCAACTCAGCATTGAATTGCGCGTTTACCTGCTGAAGCACTCTCTCCTCTCTCACTGCGTCCGTTTCAGTCATCGCTCCTCGCGCTAAGTCTAGCACACGTTGCCCCTCAGCATCGCTCACACTCACGTCCACGCCAGCATCGCGCATAATATCAACAAGACCATCGCGCAGTTCTATCTGCTCTGGAGATACACCGTCCAAAGCGTTTTCATTAGATACACGCTGCTCTTCACCCTTCGAATATCGAGCATCTGAGTTTGTTTCATCAAATCGCTTAGACAACGGAATAAGATTACCTTCACTATCGTAAGTAACAGAAAAAGTTTTTCTATTGTTTTCCGTATTACGATAAGCCTCTCTCTCTCCATTATCATACCCCCACTCGTTGACGTCATTACCATCCCACCAAACGTCCTCAATGGGAACTTCCTGTTCTATGATGCGATAGCCACCATTCCACCCTTCTTGATTCTCACCTTCATACCCCTCGTGTATTTCAGCGTTATCCAGCGCATACAAACGACTGGGGGTAATCCAGTCTCCGTTACGAAACTCACGCTCCTTTACTCCAGGGGGAACACTGCGGTACATTTTGATAGTAATATTCTTCTCGCCAGAACGAGCCCTCCTTAGCGCCTCACGCAAATTTAATATAGATTCGCGTGTCATATCATTAGCACGACGCAACTCATTATCGCTAAGGCGGAAATCAACCAAAGACCCCATGTCTACACCGCGGACTAATTCATCCGCGAGTGTCCAATAACCTTCATAATCACCCTCGTCATAAGCTTTTTTACGCTCTTCCGCATTTTCGTAATACCCCGAATCAGACGGAGCTTTACCGTTAAATGCACTTTCGCCTTGATAAGGACTATCCAGAGAATACCCTTTGCGCTCCGCTTCCTCTGCAAGCATTCTCTCAGCTGTTTCAATATCACCACGCGCAACAGCATCGGCATAATCTTTATCTCGCGACTCTATAGAGTTCAAAGCTTCACTGTCACTCTCCCTTGCGGATTTAGTGTCGCCTTGTTCTTCTGACACTGTATTATTCGCATGGCTGAGTTCTTTGTCCGATTGTTTTTCCTCTACTGACTCCAAACGCACCCATCTCGGGAGTATATTTTCATGACGCAGCACGTGTCCAAGAATCTCAGTTGTGATTGTCAGTTTTCCATTGGGACTTATGGCTTCCACCTTCCATGGCTGACCTTTGAAATAAACAGTCTGCCCAATAGTAAAATCACCTTGCCATACACGCTGCTCTCTAATGTCCTCATTCGATGAACTAAAAGCGCCCACATTGTCCGTAGCGCTCTTGATTTGAGTTGGGGAGAAAACCACAGTCTCTTGTCGAAGGTCACCATTAAAGTACACCCCATCGTATCCCTCGCTCTCCCTTTCCTCACGGAATGCCAAAGAAGCTGAGCGGTCGTTCTGCTCTGAAAGACTTCGATTTTCTTCTTCTGATGCATAGTAAGGTTCACGAATATTCAAGAACACACTCATCTTTTTCTCACCGTAGTCTTGCCCTTCATACGGATCACCGTAGAAATAAAAACCATCGCCCAGCCACCCAGCGTCTGTTGAGCTACCATTATATAAAGGATTAAACGCAAAGAAATCGGCATTCGTATTATGATAGAAAACCTTGGGTTCTCCATTCTCATCTTTCATTTGCGATGCTTCCTCTGGGTTATTCTCCCAATCTCCAAACCACTTTTTGAAAGCCTCGGTGCGCACTTGCAACCACTGACGCTCCGTCAAGTTTGTAGGTTCACCATTGGGCGCAAGCATAAACGTGCCATCGGACTGAGCTTTAGTTTTGATGGACTGCATCTCTTTCGAGACAGTATCAACTCTCTGCTCTCTCACGACATCTGATTCATTATTCGCACTCGCGCCTACCTCTACACCTTCCGTTTCCTTAGCATTCTGAGTAGGACCTTCAGACTGTTTTGCAGGTTTTGCGCCTTTCTCCTCGATGCTTACTCCTTCGTTTCCGCGTTCGCTTGTCGAAACGCCTCCAGAAGGAAGTTCAGTTTCTGTCTTTCCTTCAGCTCCTTGTTCGCTTGTGGATTCGCTTGTTCCTGCTTCTGGCTGTTGCTGCTGTTTTGGTTCTTGTTGTTGTTCATTTGTTGCTTGGTTTGAGGGTTCTACTTGATTTGACGGAGCATAGTCTTTGATGTCGACATCGAGAAGCGCAAGTGTTTCCTTGATTAAAGTCTCACGTGAGGGAATAGCATCGCCAAACAACGACATTTGCCCCTTACCAGCGTCTTCTGCGCGCTCGTTGTAACTCTTGAAGATAGACTTAACGAGGGTCGTACGCTTATCATTGAGGGCATCAGCCAACAAAAGCACCGTTGCATCCTCTAAAGATACGTCCGTTGTCGATTCAAATAACTCCGTCTGCTGGACAAAGGTACGAACTTTGTCGCCAAAAGAATAGCCACCACCCTTGCGAGCGTGGTAAACAAAGTTAATAGCGCGGGATAGCTCATTGCTCAAGCGGAATTCCTCATTAAGACGTTCGTTCTCTACGATGTAAAACAGCGCGTTAAGCACAGAAGTACGAAGAGAGCGCACCTCCGAAAGCTGACGAACAACATCGGGATTTCCTTCAAAAGCCTTACCTAACAATACATTCTCTAGCAAATTGCGTCCCTCATCGCTCAACACGTCGCCGTCAAACAAGTTTGCACGGTCTTGTTGAGTAATAACACCACTTGTTTCCAACACATTTAACGCTTCAGCTGCTGCATTTGCATTGCTATAAAAGTCCGATAACGTCTCATGCCCATCGGTAACGATACGAAGAATCTTGGCGAAGTCCTCATCAGACACTGCCTTACCCATTTTCACCGCCTTCTCCGTGCGTGATTGCGTTTTTGTTTCTTGCGCATTGAACGCTGCAAAAGTCTCCGTTGTGAGGGGGAGGGGATTATCAGAAACAAATACAACACGTGGATGTTCCAACTTTTCTACCTGATCTGAAGTGAACCCCCACTTATCGGCATACTCACGCACGTAGTCGTTGTATGCACCATCCGTATTCTCCATCGCAGCCAAGTCTCCAGACATCGTACGACCATTACCCGAAAGCACAAAACCTTCGGGAGATACCACCACTGGTTGCTGCGTTGCGCGAGCGTCATAGTTTCTGGCAATTTCACGCTGCACACGTTGAGCGTCCAAATCTCGTTCGTAGTCTCTATCGTTGAGCGTGTGTCCCTTCTCGTCCGTGGGGAACCCTTCCGACTGCTTAAAGCCGTGGCGCGCATCGTGCGAAGGAACGGCAGCACCGCTTTCCACTAGCACGTAATGTCCTTTCACACGAAGACCATTTGGAGTTATAAACTCATCTGCGTTTCCTACCAACTTTTCTGCATTAGCCCAAGACGGAGCAACCGCCAATCCATTTTCCGCTTGCTCCTTAGCGCGCTCTGCAGCCTCCGCTTCTCGCTGTTGCTTCGCGTTTTCTTCTTCCTGCATAGCTTGTGCGCCTAGATTTCTGTGATGTTCTTGCACCTCCTCCCAGAAACGAACAAGCTCTTCTGCGTGTGCTAAAGCACCAGCATGCGCTGCTTTGCGCTTCTTAAACGCGACTACGCTCTCATTCTTTCGAGGTTTAATTTCGGTCTTTTGCAGCTTTGCCAAGTTTGCCTGCGCAGTTGAACGGCTATTTTCTACAATGGCATCAACTTCTTCTGTTTCCAAATCGGGGTCATTGTAAAGGGCATCATGCGCCATTTGAGGTGTGACGCCCTCAATTTCACCTTTGTCTATGGAAAGAAGAACCCTTTCTGGAGGGAGTGTTTCAGAATTTTCATTGTTTCCTTGTTCTTTTTCAGAAGTTTCCGTATCTTCGCTGTGAGAACTTTCAGACGAATTGATACCGAGCCAGGCAGACTGATTGTCAGTAGAAGTAGGTTTGTTCGTATCGTTAAGGGGGACTGACCCCTCGACTTGCGCTATCGGATGCAAGCTGAATTCCTCATTTATCCAAGCTATTTTGCCCTCTTGCAGTAGCTTGGATATTTTATTTGCTCTTTTTTCATGATTAGAGATCACAATCTCTAATCCGCCATTTTGGACTGTTATAGATGTGAAATAGTAGTAGCGACTTCCATCCTCCTTGATAAATGCCTTGATAAATACATAGCTAGAGTTTCTCTCAGAATGTTCACCTCCACTTTCTTCCTGAACGATAACGTCGGGAGACTGAAGCGTGGGCTTTACCATCCCTAACTGATTTTCCCTATTGCTAATAGACATCTTTTCAAACTGATGCTCACCCATTTTCACTTCAAAAAGAGGCGTCATCACCTTCTCATCTTTGCCAAAAACCGCTTCCCAATTCTCTCTCGTAAGCTCCAGTGTTGGCGCTATCTCTGACTTATCCTCCATTTGATGAATAAGTTCTTTTGCCTCCGTTTCAGTCAAACTGCGACCAACTAATGAGGCAAGGTCTTCTTGCTGGCTATCTTCCGTTTCTCCTTCGCTAGCTTCAAAACCCGACAAGCGTCCGTCTATCTGCACAATAGGGTATTTCGATAGCATATCTAGCACAAGTTGACGACCTTCTTCATTAAAAAAGCCCACACTGGTACGACCTCTCATGCCCGCAACTTGAGACCTCCTGCCTGGTTCTGCGCTGACGATGTAAGAGATAGCAACTCCTCCCTGCCCAATGAGTTTGATTAAATGCAACACACCATCTACATTTACAACGACATCGGGCATAAAGGTGTCATTATCTATCTGCCCTTCCATTGCCGACAACAACCTACGAGCTTCCTTCTCTGAAAGATGCCTTCCTTGTTGAGTTTCTGTTTCTTGCGCACCTCTACCCTCGGGAGCGACTTCTTGTTCCTCATCAACACTCTCATTCTCAGAAGTCGTTTCCTCTTCTCGTTGTGCTTCGTTTGGCTTCGGAGCAACTTCTTCTTGTCCTTGACGAGAATCTTCTTGCGCTTCGTTTTGTGGCTCAAATTCTTCCTGAGCAACGCGGTTATATGTGGTCACGCCGTTTGTATTTTCCGCACCATCTATGAAAGTAGGCGTGTAAGATTGCACGGCTGCACGTAAATCATCCTCAGAGTGTGGACGAAACTGTTGTCCTGTTTCTACATTCTGCACAATGGGGGCTTCACCCTCTGTAAGCTGCACTACCTCAAATGTGCCTTCTTCTGTTGTAAACTTGTCGCCAACATTAAACTCACCGCGGAACACATTATTTTCCTCGCGGACTTCCTCTGCGCTAGATGGAACTTGAGCTGCTTCTTCACTTGTTGACACTGTTTCGTCTTGAGATTCTTGCTCTTCGTCTACTGGAAGTTGCGCATTGGCTTCTTCAGCAGCTTTCATCATCTCAGCATACTTGCGCTCCTGCATCTCTTGACGTATAATCTCTGCCAAAACGTTTTTATACTCCTCCGCTTCAAAGGGCTGTCCGACTTCTGCGATTTCAGAAGGAGAAATCATGCGCGTGCGCCCTGCTGCATCAGAAACAATAAGCGTTGGGTCGCTTTTACTGTCGCTTACAATCGTTTCTCCGTTGGCATTTTGTTCAAACCCCAACTCACCAGACACAAGAAAGGCATCTTCTGTCTTGTTTTTTTCCGATGTAAACAGCGCAACAGGACGAAGAGTTCCATCGTTCACGTGGACTTGTCGGTCTACAATCGCGTGGCGATAAGCGATTTCATCCTCTATATCATCTTTGGTACGTTCTACGACCCCCTCGTAAACCGCGCGCGTGTTCGCATAATCAAAAGCAGCTTTTTTCTGTTTCTCCGTGTATGTACCCTCGGGGGCTTCGCGCATCTCATTGAGCGTTCGCCCCGAATTCTGAGAAGAAAACTTCTCGTTGAGTTCCTGCTCCGTAAATCCCAGCTCCCTTTGCGCACGCTTCTCTTGCTCTTCGAGAGTCTTTGCCCACAGATAAGCATTGGCAGCCGATGTTTCCTCGTATCCTTGTCGGAAAGCACTAGACACTACATCATCTCCGTCTAGTTCGTGTTCATCAACACTTTCCGCGCCACTAGGCACAGCCCCTTCAACCATTGCAGCTCTTCTAGCATCTTCAGCATTACTGCGTTTTTGTTCGAGTGCAAGACGTTTACCCGCAATAGCACCAAGATTAGCACCACGATAAGCCAACAAGTTTCCAGCATAAAGCATAGCAGCCTTGCGTTCTCTACCGTTGAGAGATTTGTCCTGCATCACGTTGTCATAGAGCGTGCGAAGTATTGTTTCGTTGCTTGCACCATCTAATTTGTCACGCAGTGCACCCCACTTGCTTTCGTCGGTAAAAATGCCAGCTGCAGCGCGGTCTGCGCGACGGAGGTTGCGTCTTGACTTAATTAGCAACACCCCATGCCCAGCACCAGGTAAGGCTCCCATAGCACCCACAGAAAGCGCCATAGTCGCCCAAAGCTCCTTGTGTTTTTGGAAATCCGCAAAATCAGACCATTCCGCGTCTCCGTCACCAGCCATTGAGTGACCAGCCCAACCAAGATATTCTTCGCCAATTTCTTCGGGGATACCTTGAATTTGGAATTTGCTTAGCGTTTTACTTGTAGCTTTGCTAATGGGACTAGCAGCAATGCGACCAAAGAAATCGGTCACACCGCCTAACCCGACCTTCGCCAGTGGCTTTGTGAGTTTAGACGCAACCTTCCCTACGCCATAGCCGAGCCCACCGCCCATGAACTCTGTGGCATTTTCAACAAGCTGAGAAGTGAATCCGTGCAAAACAGCGCCCACTGTATCTTCTCCGCCTTCAAAGGCAAATGAACCGTCTTCTTGTTTTGCTCCTTGTCCTAGCTTGCGTCTAGTTATATTCGCTGCCGTTTCGCCTGCACCAGTAGTGACCGTCACCACGGCACCAGCAGCGACAGAACTAGCAACCCACGATAGACCACGCGTCCCAATCTTCAAAGCAGTAGTACCCGTAGCTTTCAAGAGCCCATCTTGCATGCCCTTCAATGCAGCAGACTTCAACACTCTAGAACCAAGGGAATACACGCCTTTATGAGCTGCTCTTCCAGCAACAGACGACATATCACCAGCCGAAACTATCTCTACAATAAAAGGCACCATCTGCCCACTCACATCTCCTCCTTTTGCGCGTAGATTTGCAGAGCGTGAATACATAGTTGCAGCTTCATCGGCTTTCGCCTTCGATTCAGCAGCAGAAGACAGCAGTGGACTCTTACTGTTTTTGTTTGCAATCAAGGCTGAGTTGTCGATAAAGTCTTGATAACCAAAAGTCAGATTATTTCTGTTGCCGAAGAAATCCTTGAAACGTCTAAAGAAACCCACATCTTTGCCTTTGAGCATATCTCTCAGCGCGTGCAAGTCTGTAAGTTCACTCTCCGTTGCTCCCAAACCTGCATTCGCCAAATTCATCTCATCTGAATAGTCCGTCTCTCGAAGCATAGCTTTAGCTTGATCACGACCAACAGCGCCAAGACCACCTCTAGCTTGACCAAAATTTCGCCAAAAGTCAGTGTTATTTTCTTCGAGTTTTTTTTGATGCTCGTCTGAGTTTATGATGCTTAGATATTTTTTCTGCCGCTCCTCTGCATCTTTGATTTTCGCTTCAACACGCTGCAAGTACCACGCTTTTGTTTCTGGCGAAAGCTCGTCAATATCTCCGTCTCCATTGAGAATTTTGTCGCGATACTCTCTATATCGCTTGTCAGTGCGGTAGAGAAACTCCTCGTCACTCTCCATTGTAGGCTGCGAATTATCAATTGCAGCTTCATTATCCTTTGCTTTCGCCTTCTTTTTGTATTCCTTTCTGTCGATTTTTCCTGCAATATATTCAGTTGCAAAGTCATCATCTTCATCAGACTTAGGCACAGTTATTCCCGACGAAATAGGCACAGCTCTTCCGTCTACAGTCTTGTACGCGTCCACCATTCGCAATATATTGCCATCCTCGTACGCCTCCGATTCTGGTACACGGTACTTCTTAGGCTTAGTGATAAGACGTTTCGACTTGGGGTCTTCTACACGTTCAGACGCGAGCTTATTTGGGAAAAGCTTCCTGAAATCTTCATCCGCCGATACTTCTTGACCACGAAGAAAAGCACCACCACCGCCATGAAGAATCGCATCAGCGCGTTTGGCTTCTTTGCTTTTTTTCTCCCATGGCATTTCAAAGGTCTTTGTTTCTGCAGCTTTATTAGCAGATTTACTCGCACCGCCAGAAGAACTAGTGGCACGCATACGACCCATGAAATCTTCGTAGCTACTACCCAAATCTGCACCTGCTTCCGTCATTGCATCGTAGACCGCCTTGCGCTTTTGGTAGTTGTCCCTTCCGTAGAACCCCTTTTCAAACTCGCCTAAGCTCTGTTGATAACCGAGCTTCTGCATCGCTCCATAGAGCTTTTTCACCTTATCTCCGTCAAATTCGTATTTACTCATGTTGGATGTTGTCTAGATTTTGAAACCGCTCAATGGCTTTGAATTTTTCCCTGCCTTCTTGGCTTGTGGTGCAGCTTTGGGAGCTGGAGCCTGCTTGGGAGCAGACTTCTTGGTTTGAGGTACTTTAGACCTATCTACAACTGCATATCCTTTATGCTCAGTCTTGGTTGTGGTAGTTGATTTTTCCTTGTGGTTCTTCTTCGTTTCATCAGATTGCGTGGTCGTCGTTCCATTCTTCCAAGTGCCATTAGCACGCGCATTACGCTCTTGCGCTGTTGCACTCTTCGCATAGTGGATGTTGCCTTCGCTATCCTGCCACTCATAATCACCTCGACTACCGCCAGAACCACCATTCGCAGCCCTAGTGTTCGCGTTTTGTCGAGCGATAGCATTTCTTGTCGCTCCTTGTCCTTCAGAGATACGATTATGTCGTTTCTGCTCCTCCAATCGAGCCTGCGACAATTCTTTGTTGGCGCTATTACGTTCTTTATTGTTGTCGTTACGCTCTTTCTCATTCGCTAGTCGCCCCTTCTGGTAGTCCATCGCAGCAGCCAATTTCTTTTCGTCAAGTCCCATTTTGCCTTCCATTTGCTCTTTCAGCAATTCAAGTTTAGCATCCGCAGCTTCCTTCGCTTCCTTTTCTTTGCGTTTGCCCTTCAGCAACTCATATTGCTTAATCATATAGGCGAGACGTTCTTTGCCGTGTCTATCGTTCTCCTCCATGATGCTATCCCACTTTGCTTTTGCCGCATCGGATAGATTTTCTTTATGACTGTACATGTTTGGAGCGCCCTTAGTCGTGTAGTACAGATTTGCCACAGATGCAAGTGCATCGCCAATACCCCCAATAAGCTTGTCGCGCTTTTTACGTTTTTCGTCCTCTGGACTGAGCGGACGTTGTGCAGCACGCGCCTTCAGTTCTTGCAGCAACTCATTGTAAGAATGCACTTCACCTATTGTATCAAGCTCCTCCTGTGTCACTCCAGATTCCACCGCAGCTTGCGATTCTTTGTTGATGTCGCGCAACTCTTGAGCCTCTTTGTTTTGTGCCGCCACGTCTCTTGGAGATGGCTTATTTGATGGCGTTTCCGCTTTGACCGCAGGTGCTACAGCAGGCGCAGGCGCAGTGGGATGCCCTTCCGCTTTGGGCACTGGCTTCCCCCACGAAACTGGGGAACGGAAAGAATCACCTTCCAACGGCTTTAGCACCTTGGGACGGGCTGTCGCTGGGGTTTGCGCTTGAAGAGGTTGAGCTATTGCTTTTTGCGATGCTTGCGCTTGATCAGCGCGTTGCACTGGCTGCTCGACTGGTCTGCGCTGCACATTGTCTGGAGTTACGGCATCTGGGGGAGCAGCCTTAGCGCCCCCCAGATTAGCCTTAAATCTGCCTAGTATCCTATCTACAATAGCCATATCCTACTTAATTACACTAGCCAAACCGCTAGCAGCGTTAGAGACACCACTCACAGCTCCTGCAATGGCTTGCTGTTTTTGTTCTTCAATGCCCTGCAATTGTTTGCTATATGAATCGTCACGCGCCATATATTGTCGCTCGATGTTATCTTTGCGAGCATCGCTAGACGTAGCAATACCACTCATCGTAGATGCGATGGCTTGATTGTTATCCTCTCGAGCAGCAGCAAGGGCTTCTTGCGAGCCTCCCATCACCGCAGAAGTCCCCTCAGCTTGCCGATTGCGTTTGCGAATGCTATCCTCGGTCATCTGCATAAGGCGGACAGCATCCGCGCGTTGCGTGCCATCCTCATTGTATCTGCGATTATACCAATCTTCATTCTTCGCGCGTTGTTCTTCTACCATCGCACGTTGCTTTGCCGCAGAACGTGCAGCAGAGATGCCTCCAAATATTGCGCCACCCAATTTCATGGCGCCACCAATTATTTCTCCAATCATACTTAGATACTAATTTTATATGTGTACGCGCAAATATATAGGTTGCACGCCAATTCGTCACCTTATATATATACTACTATGAGCTACTTTAGCCCCATACCCTTTTCTGCCCTCGCGCTAATTCCCACCCTTGCAGCAGATTACCAAAACCACAACTTGACCAACCCGTGCGAAGCTCAAAAGTTAAAAATGAAGTAATTGAAGAAAAAAAATAGATATACGCTTGTATCTATTAAAATAATATCATACCTTTGCAATGTAATCGAAAGGGATACCCCTAAAGATTGCATCGCTTAAATTCATAACCCTCAAAATTACAAAATCATGTTTACCGCTTACAACATCATCTGCAACAATCGCGCAGACCAAGTTGCAATCGCTCGCAACATCGCCGAGCAGCTCACAGCAGCCTACAACGGCACAGACCTCAACGCAGCTGTAGAAGCCTTTGCAAAGCTCTACCAAGAGCGCAAGGAGATGGACTTCTGTAGCCCCACAGAGTGGGAGGACGAAGAAGGCAACCTCTACAACGCTATCGAGGAGACCCCCGAAGAAGTATGGTGCTGGCTTGAAACTCTCTACGAAGACGAAATGGAGTACCTCAATAACATCATCGAGGGTTAA